AAATAGAAAAGATGAAAGTATTGATATATATAGCTTTTATCATTTTTTTACCTCTTTGTTTATATTGCTCATAATTACCCCGTGTGTATTTTTTTTGCTTTACTGTTGAGATTGTTGTTTTTTTTTATTGCTGACTTTGTTTGATTTCTTTGTTTTTCTCTCCTCCCTATAAAGCATCAACAGTATCTACAAAGTCTAGAACCTAGACAGGGTAAGGATTTTGATTGTAGATAAGCTTATCTACAATCAATCACAAAAAGAACAGATTAGTGATGAAACACTTTTATTGCTGACTTTGCTGTATATCTTCTCTTTTCTTTCTTTTCCTCTATAAAGCATCGACAATATATACAAAGCCTGAAACCTATATCTAGCAAGAGTTTCCGTTGTCGATAACCTTATTTACAATCTATCTACAAACTACAATCGCTCTGTAGTATTTGTAATATATGTAATACAGATAGACAAAAAAATACCGCTCCCTCGTAGGGCGGTAATCCACAGTGAATCTTCTTAAAAATTCTCTCACAGTCTTAATAGAATTGTCAAGGCAAAAAAATAACCGCGCTCCCGGGTGCGGTATAAAAGAGCGCGGCGACTTAAATATGTTTTCCTTTTAAGTATATCTCAAAAAAGAAAATTTAATATACAATACAATAAACAGTACAATCTCGTTAATGTCTCAAAAAGTCCTTACAGGTAATCTCTATTTAATAGGGCAGTCGTATCCTACGATTGTTAGCGAAACTGTTATTGAGATTAAGCAGGGAACGACTTGGGATGAGGAGTTTTTTATTCAAGGGGATATTACAGGGTGGAACATTAACTTTTATGTAGCCAAACAATCAGGTGAGGCTAGAATAGCTACTGGTCGGATCGAGGGGTTACAGTTTGGAAATTTTACGGTAGAGGGAACTGAATATGAAAATTACACTTATTTTAAGTTGATTATCGATAGTAATATTACCGCTGAAATGGACATTACCCCAATTGCGATTAAAGAAATATCTCAACCAAAGGCTGGTAGGGATTACTGGCAAGCTGACTTAGAAGCTTCTAAAACAATTGCTGGTAAATTGATAGTTCAACCTTTAGCTTTTGACCTAACTCCTGTAGTAGTGAGAGGACAAGTCTAATGGCAGTCATTATTCAATCTTCTGGTGCGATAGCGGAGATAACAGGTAGTTCTCAAAAGATAATTCTTTCAGCTACTTTAGGGAATGCTGGATGGTCTCCTGTTCTTTCTTTGATTTCCGACGGCAATCGTCGGGTACTGCAAATATCTGATTGGGTAGGCGGTTCTGGTTCGCCACCAGCTATTGGAGGATATATCGGGAATAATGGCATAGTTTTATTGATTACTGATGCAATTAATATTCGTGGCGAAAAAGGTGAGCAGGGAGAGCCAAGTCCGTCCTATCTCCACGCTCAATCTACTGCTTCTAATACTTGGTTAATTAACCATAATTTAAATGCTTATCCTCAAATTCAATTATTTAGCTTAGGTTGGGTTAAAATTTATGCCGATGAACAGCATCTATCTTTAAATACTACCCAAGTATCTTTTTCGTATCCTACTACAGGATACGCGATTCTTTCTTTATAGAGGTAAAATATGCCTAGATTTGATAATAATCTTACTTTTGCTACTAATGCTACGGCAAAAGTCCCCAATCCACAGAGTGGAAGCGACGCTGTAAATCTTCAATTTATAGAAGATTATTTTACTGGATTAAATGAAAAGACGGCAGTTTTAGCTTCATCCTCTGGTAATATTAATTTAGCCGCTCCGGGATCGACTATTGGGGGAATAACGATGCCCCTTAATGGTCGTTTTTTAGCACCTAATCAAACAAATAACACCCAAAACGGGATTTACATTTGGAACGGGGCTTCTGTACCGGCAACGCGAAGTTCTGATGCAAATACTTCTGCTGAGTTGAATAATGCTACTGTTTATGTTCCCGATTCTACGGGAACAACTATCGGTGCGACTTATCGACAAATTACTCGAAATCCAGTAATAGGAACCGATCCAATTATCTGGACTGTTTACGGAAATTCTGTCCCCGACGCAACAACAACTACTCCAGGAAGAGTAACTTTAGCAACCTCGACAAATATTAATAACAATACCGATACAAGTAAAGTTGTTACAGTTGAGGCTTTGCTAGGCTCAAATGTAATTAAACGACAAGCTAAAGCAGTAATCGGAAATGGCACTGATAGCACTTTTCCAATTTCTCATACTTTGAATACTTTTGACGTTGATGTTAAAGTGCGTAGAACTGCTGGTGATCGGGCTGACGTTTATCCGGATATTACTCGTCCGACTACTGGATCGATTACGGTCGCTTTTTCTTATGTGCCGTCTGTAGGGGAATTTACTGTTTTATTGGAGGCTTATTAATGTGCCAGAGAACGCAGGTTTAATTACAAAAGCGCGTGATCTTGTCGATGCTAACTACGTTGCTACTAGACAACAGTTTCAAGGAATTATTTATGAGGATGTGAATACAGGTTCTCCTAACGAGAATCTGTTAGTTTATCCTCGTAATTATACTCTACAAGCTATTTCTGTTCAAAATAATCGAGTTGGCTCGTCAGGGTCGGGAGTAATTTCTATCCTGTTTGGTTCTGGTGCTAGTTTTGTTGCGGTTCCAGGTTTGTCTTCTCGGACTGTTACTACTACTAATACAGTGTATAATGTTACTGGTAGTGGTCAATTGGTAACCACGTCTCAGCAGTTACAGGTACAGTTTGTTTCTGTAACTAGCGGACCGATAAATGTCGCGATTTATTTCTATTTTAGTGAGCAGTTTGTATTATGAATAGTTTAAAAGCTTTTAATCTGTTTAAAGAAAATCCTGAGTTATTTGCTCTCTACAGTGCTGGTATAGCCAATCAAGCGAGAGTAAATATGCACCAAATATCCACTGATCCAGGGTTTCAAGTTGCATTTGCAACTGTAATCCGATATTTAATTCTTGTCGAGTTGCAATTTAACGAAACTTTTCGATCCCAATTGACAAGATTAGCTATGCAAGAAGCAACTACTGGTGAAAATCCAAGAATATTGCTTTCTTTTCTTCCTGATGGAAATTTGGCAGATGTTCCAGAAATTGACATAAAAACAGCTATTGTAAATCAATTTACCGATAACGGACCACTAAATCAATTACTGAACCGAAATGTTATTAAATTTAGTTTTAATTTATGATAATCTTAAGGAAAAAAGCTGCGCCAGCTTCACCTTCTTTAATTCCAGGTACAATCTTTCAGTTTGTAGGATTGACAATCAATGCTGGATCAGTTGCAAACGTAACAAATGGATCTGGCTTGACTCCTGCTATTCCTGCGTTAACGGGAGTACACGAAAATTATAGTAATACGAACGGAGTTCGAAGTGCCAATATAATAACTTCTCCTGTTAGTTTGCTATTTACTTTTCCCGCCGTTTACTGGGTAACTGGAATGAGTTTTTGGCAGGTTACAGGATTCAACAGCGATAATGGACTTCGTTCTGTTTTAATTCAGTCTTCTTTAGATAATTCGTCGTGGATTTCAGTACCCAACGGATCATTGCAGTTTCCCTTTGGAGGCGACATTCCTTCAAATCCGATTGTTATCTCTTGGCCTCCTGTTCAAGCAAGATTTATCCGATTTTTAGTAAACAGTGTTTGGGGTGGCACTAGAATCGCTCTTTCGGAAGTGCAATTTGCTGGATATTTATAGATCATCCCATCCACTTAACCCAGAAGACATAATGTAGTTGGTAACAGTAGCTTCAAAAAAGTTTGATTTAGTGTGACCTTCTCCTTGAGTATCAGAGAATTTTTCCAAGTGGGAATAGGGGGATTTTTTGTATTTGTCTTCTGTAAAAATTGGATTTAAACCAATCGCCCTTAGTCGAATATTGGCTAAATATTTTGTGTATTGATCAGTGCTATCTTCTGTAATTCCTAATATTTGATTGCCGACAATATGATTAGTCCATTTAATTTCTTGTTCAACTGCACAATAAAATAAATCTTCTATTTCTTTTTTGCTATAAGAGAAAACATTCATTGCTTCAATAATTAACTTTTGATATAATCGGACGTGACTTAATTCGTCTCGATTGATCATCCTAAAAATATCGGCAGAACCAGGCATTAATTGTCGAGAAGCAAGATTATAAAAGAATATAAATCCATTATAAAAATACAAACTTTCTAGCAAATAATCAGCAAGAAGGGCAATAAAATAGCTTTTAGTAGTTTGTTTGTCGATGTATTCCTGGTAAAGATTAGCAATAAATTCACAACGATCTTTAAGAATTTTATCGGTACGCCAAAAGTCATAAACTTGACTTCTCTGATCCGATGGAATGATAGTCTCAATTAAGTATTGGTAACTTTGATTGTGCATAGCCTCTTGAGAGATTTGTTCTGCCATACAAAGGCTAATCTCTGGGGCTGTGACGCAAGATTTTAGGTGGGGGATGTTACAGGTCTGGACAGAATCAAGAAAAGTTAAATAAGACAAAATACCATCATAAGCACGTCTTTCGTCAAGGGTTAAGTTATTGTAGTTAGTCACATCTTGAGTGACATCTATTTTTTGCGGGATCCAGAAGTTTTCACGCATTTGTTGGTATAAACCTACCGCCCAACTATAACGAACGTCGTTTAATTGCATTAAGTTGGTAGTGTTACCAAACCAGATAGATCGGGTTTCAGTTGTATCATTTCCTGATGGATTAAAGATCGGAGAAACAGGCATTTTGCCGTTAAGATTTGCTGATGTCATAGCCTTGATTAAGTAGATTATTTTGATACTGGTTTTGTTTTTAAAGGTTCCCATTCTCTACATTGTACACAGGAAATAGAAGGATTTACACTACATTTTAGATTGAAATTTTTGTGAGTTTCAGGATTATAATATTTACAAGAACTAATTCGATTGCGTTCAGCTACTGAATAGTATTTGAATTGTTTAATTGTATAAATTAAATTAGTCTTAAATCTAAAAAACACTCTACACAAAACAACAGTGAAAATTAAAGCAATATAAAGTAAAAATATACTTAATGCAATAGTTGCTAAAAAGTTAATAATTATTAACACAATATTCATAATGATTATTTTCGAGTATTGATAAAATTTTTAAGACCTTCAATGAATCCAAGAGAAAAACTGATTGTATAAAACATAATAAAAAAAACAATTAGTACAAGTATTGTAAATATTACAATAGCCGCAATAGATAGAATGACAGTAGAAATAATATTCATGGTTAATTAGCGCAACTAGAGCAGTTATCTTTAAAGTTATCTTTTTGAACAGTTCGTACATAATAAACCGCTTTACAGCCTGATTCCCACGCTAAGATTAAAGTCTCATAAATTTCTTTAGCTGTTAATGCGCGGTTTGGTTCATCAGGAAAATAAACACCTTGATTAAGGTTAAACAGTAATTCCATAGAAATCCCTGTATCAATCCATTTTTGCATTTCGGCAATTGCTTGAACGACAATCTTTTGGTCAAGATTTTGATTTTCTTGATAATACCAAAAAGATTCTTTAATAAAAGGAGGGCAATTAGGGATCGCACCTTTTGAGTTCTTTTCTGTAAATACCCGCTTAAAAACAGGTAAAACACTGGCAGTACAACCCTGAATTAAAGATGATGTGGTATTGGGGGCTATAGCAGTAATATGAGAGTTTCTAATGCCGTAGCGTTGCACATTAGCGGCTAATCGATGCCAATGATAATAAGTACCTCCATCACAGAGGAACTTAAACCATTCTAACGGTTTAGCTCCTAGTAATTTACCTTGACTCCATTCACTACCAGAAAAAGCTTGATAAGCACCGCGTTCTTTAGCCAATCTCATCGAAGCGTGAGTACAATAATAGCTAATTCTTTCAAATAAATCACTGATAGATTTGTCTTTATGAGATACTTTATAAGATAATTTTCGTTTAGCTAACCAGTCAGCTAAACCCATAACCCCAACTCCAATAGTCCGATAACGGTCATTGTGTTCTTTGGCTTCACCAATTGGGGGACAAGTGAGGTCAATAGTATTATCGAGCATCCTGACAGCAAGGTAACACATTTCCGCTAAATTAGCACCAGTTTCAATATTGGCAAGATTAAGACTAACTAAATTACAGCAATGGGCGGTTTTACCTGGCGTGACATTTGAAAAACTCTCACAGCATAAATTAACACCGGGGATATAGCCATCGTGTTTATTAGGATTATCTCGGTTAATGGTATCTTTAAAGGCAAGATAGGGCATACCCGTCTCAATTTGAGAGCGCATAACATCCTTGAATAACTCCCTAGCGTTAACTTTTTTGTAGAGAGTTATTTTTATCCCTAGACTATCTTCGATTAATTTGTAGGCAGTTTCAAACTTATCTCCCCATAATTCTGCTAATTCTATACCTAATTCCGTCCGAACTTGATAGGGATCGACTAATGTCCACTCGGCTTTATCTACTACCCGACGCATAAATTCATCGGGAATAACCAATTGAGGGAAAACATCATAGGCTTTTCTTCTTTGATCACCATTTTCTGTCTGCATTTCCAGAAATTCTGGCACGTCTAAATGCCAGATGTCAACCCCAACAGTGACAGCCCCAGCGCGTCTCCCCCCTTGATTTACTGCGATAGCTGTATCGTTGAGTAATTTAATCCACGGAATAATCCCACCAGAAGCGTTAGCTTTTCCCATAACCGAGCTACCAGTGGCACGGATTCTACTTACATTCACCCCGACACCACCGCCATTTTTAGAGATACGAGCAGTATTAGTAATCTCGCTAAAAATACTCTCTAGATTGTCTTGCGTTGCCACGATAAAGCAGCTACTCAAAGAACCGTTAGGGGTTCTTAAATTACCTAAAATTGGGGTAGCAAGAGAGATTTTTCTTTGAGCTATAGCTAAATAAATTTGAAGCGCAATTCTTAATCTATTTTCTGATTTTTCTTCTACACTGGCAAGCAATAAAGCGCAAGTCAAAAAAGCCTCTTGAGGTAATTCACAATCAAGTAAGTACCTTTCTGATAACATGATCGCACCAGCGTAGTCAAAATCTTTATCGTATTCTGGGTATATCCACTCTCCTGCAATCTCTAGGTCTTTTTCATCATAAATTTCAGTAATTTTTGAATCATAAACACCTCTCTCCACTTGCCATTGGACATATTTAGCGTAGTCAGTCCCTTCAAACCTTTTAAAAACTGTACGGGATAAATACCCACCAAATTCTCTTTTGATTCTAGTATCTTTCCACAGTCCCCAGATATGAAGTCTTCCAGCTACATACTTCCAGTCGGTTTCCTCTACACAGAACAATTGTGTAGCTACATTGATTAAATTTTCTTGAATTTCCCTAGTGGTAATCCCATCTCGTAATCGAGAAGTTAATCCTGATTCTAATGCAAGAGGATTGACTTCTAACCCTTCACACGCCCATTCTACTACTCGCCGAATTTTGGTGATGTCTAAAGAACAAGTTTCACCACTTCTTTGAATTACGTTAATCATTTATTTACTCCTGGTTTTTATTTTTTTTAAAGAGGGTAAGACTTTTTTATGCCTTTTGTTGTATCTCCTACTCAAAATCTGGCCAGCATCCAGATTTCTCCCATTTTCCATCTGATCGAACTGTCCAATTTTCTGTTAAATTTGAACAAAGATTTGTTTTGGGATTATTGCCATTCTTTACACTTCCTTTCCATCTTTTAACAGTAGATAAACTAACTTCATAAAGCCTTGCAAATTCCTGATCGGTGAAAATTCTGCCAACAAAAACTATTTTAGGAATAGTATAGTTTCGATACCATTTAGTATTTTCGTAATCACCTAAAAACATTTATCTACTCCTGATTTTTGATTTTATTTGAAAGCTCTATAGGGTTTGGTAACGACATTTCTATTCTACCAAAAATTCCTTTGTATTCTGTCTTTTCCCATTTACCATCTTTTCTAATTGTCCAGTTGTGAGGTAAAGTTGAACAGAGTTTTGTGTTTGGTTGACGACAAGCTTTTATATCTTTTTTCCATCTGCGAATAGTAGTTAAGCTAACGTCGTAAATTTCGGCAATCTCTTTATCATTAAAAGTTTCACCAGCTTGGATTAAAGCAGGGGTAATATGTGATCGCTTAAAAGATTTTGTCAGCATTTTATCTATCTCCTTTAGTCATACCTTGATACCATTTATTGCTGTACTACTCTAACAACCCTAGCATTCCTTCAATATTAGGACGGTCGTTTTCTTCTGATTTTTCGTAAGCCGCTTTTATAGCTTTATCAATCCAATCATTAATTTGATCATGCCTAATTTCTTCATAATCGGTTTTATCATCAATTTCGTTTTCACTCTTAATTCCTATATTTGAATAAAGTAATAAGAAATTGTATAAATCAATTTCGTTGACCGATTATATTAACTTTTTAAGAACTTGTTTAGCGTCCATTGTTATTTCTCCTTTTTTGTACTAGCTTTTATCGCCACCACAATCTATGAACGATAGTAGTTATATCATCAGTCACAACTTTTACTATAGCCCCTTTCCATGAAGAGTTTTTATTTGGGTTATATTCTGTTCTTTCCCACATTTTGTTATCCTTAATCTTCCAAATTTTAGGCAAAGAATAACTGCAACAGAGGTTTGTATTTGGTTCCCATTCGTTTCCTATGTATTTTCGCCACTTACGGGCAGTAGTTAAATTAATTTCATAAAGGTTTGCAATTTCTCCATCGGTAAAAGTTTCGCCAGACTCAATTAAATTAGGGATAATGTATGACTTAGCAAAAAACCTTTGATCATCATTTAATACATTAAGGGTTACTAAATTTGTCGGCATTTTATCTGTCCTAAGTGTAACTTGTTTTGAAATAATTACATTTTCATTGGTTGCCAATTAATTGATATTTTTAGTTTATCATAAGTTCCAGCTTTTATAAAGCCACACTCTTCTAAATATTCTATTAAAGATTTAATTCGTTTTCTAGGAAAGCCTAAAATATCAGCTAATTGAGTAATATTAGTCATTGTAAATTTGCCGTTATTTTTTTCTTTGATTGACTTTGCAGTAGATATAATAGCTTGTCCTTTTATAGCCAAGTAAGCTTTTAAGTTGCCATGATATCGTTGACCTTTTGCTGTTTTTAAAGAGTTAATTATAGCAGTCTCATTGCCGTCAAAACACAAGTTGCAAGGATTAACATAGCAAGGGCATTTATACAGATAAGTACCGTCGGGAAAAGATTGTTCCTTTGGAATGATTTGTGTTGACATTTATTTATCCTGAGTGTAATTTGTTTTTTGTTGAGATGCTCGTTCAATTTCTCTAGCTAAATAGCCGATATGAAGGGATTGAATACTAGGGCAATCAGTAACTATTTGACGGATTAGCTTTAAAGGATTCTTGCCTTCCCATTTTCCCACAAATTCACCATTAGGGGTTAGCTGACCAACTGTGATATTGTTCCCATCCGTTTCTACTAAAAAGTTACCAGTAGGGTCACTGTAAGATTGAATCTCTTTATTAATAATTGATTGATATTGATTATTAATTAGCTGTTCTACGTTTTCCCAACAGTCATCGTAAATATGGGCTGATTGACTAATAGTAATCAGTGGACCCATTGTTAAATCGTAGTCGGACTGACTAGCAATTCCATCTCTGATATGATGCTGTAAAGCCCGCAATCCCATTGCGTTAGCTGGCCAAGCGGAAAACATATCATTACTCCTAAAGGTAGCTGTCAGTGACAATTCATTATCTACTACTCTTACCCAAATATGATTAAGGCAAGGTGAACCGCCGTGATTATGGTCTGAATCACCCTTTTTTCTTTCTCCTCGCACGATTGTATTATAATCGTTGTTACGCCAACTGTTATGTTCGGCAAGTATTTGATAGTTTCCACTTCCACTATCCCATAAAGACATAACGGCACTAGCTGAGTCAATTTCTTTGACTAATTTATTGATAACTGCTTTAATTTGATCTTGACCAAACCAAGAACGCAATCGTTGACCATAGGTATATTTAACCCCTTCTCGATAATCAGCATCATCAAGTATTTGTGGAATATAGTTCTTTAGATACTCTTTATCTAAAGGTAAGTAATTGGGTTCGGGAAAGTAAAAGTCTTCTGGTTCATCGGTAACTATCGCCATTAAGTCGATTAATTCTTGCCATTTACCATCATACCCAGTCGGTCTGATAGTGCCAGTGGTTTTGATTCTTTGCAGTATTTTTATCCAAGTTTCAGCAATAGTTTTACCTTCAATCCGATGACCATAGAGCGGACCAGGTTTTACCTCTGATGTGGGTTCATTGTAGGGAAAGACCATTGGTTCTGCCCACGGTTTCACTTTAGAGTATTGATTTAAGCTCTTTATCTCTACTATCCAATCAAGATTTGAGACTACATTAATTGAAGACCGTGATTGATTTAAAACTTCCAAAGGAATATCTATATCAATATACCCTTTTACCAAAGAGTCAATTATCCAGCACGGTTTCCCTACATCGTTTTTTCCTTTATAAACTCCATTTTCAAAGAAATCTTTTAGGCATTGAACACTACCAGAATTTTTGTCTTCACGGGTTGAATTTATTACAACAAGATAACGAACGTGGGGATTAGCTAACAAATTACGGACTAAAAAGTTAATTCCCCTTGATGCGCTATAAAGATTACCAATCACGGCATAATCAGAGGGATCAAGTTTTGAAGCTACCGACTTAGCGGGAGTCCATCCTGTACAGATAGCTATATGGCCTGTTCCGATGATTAATTGATTAGGTTTGTAGATTGCGTTAAACATTAGCCTTTCCTTTTTCTTTGAGATTTGGTTGTTTCCAAGTTTCTATTTCTTTGAGAAATGAATCGGACTTAGGTTTCCAGTTCTCTATTTTTTCTAGAAGCAAGTCCAGTTTTGCATTAATTTCTTCAAGAGTCATAATTGATTTTACCTCTACTTTGTTCAACAGATTCTATTTCTGTTAATGTTTTTTTGATTGATTCTTTTTCGTTGGTAAGCAATTCTCTTACTTCTTGAAAAAGAATTGATATTCTTTTGTCAATTTCTACAGTATTCATGGAGAATTTCTTTGTGCTAATTTTTACTATCTGGCATCAATCTAATAACCAATAACTGACATTGCGGCACTACTCTGTTTTTGGGAAAGGATTATCACCTAATCCCCACTGGTGTTTAAGAAGAGCGTTGTACATATTTTCCCTGACTATCATTTGTTCATAAAGCTTGATCAGAAAATCCTGCGCTTGTTCGTGACTCATTTCTTGTACCTGAATACGAAAAGAACGAATACTAAACTGCTGTTCTAATGAAAGTTTGGTAGGTTGAGACATAATTGCTCCTAAGTTAAAATTCAGACTCTTCCTTCTGGGGTTCATATCTATTATCAAAGTCTTCCAATGTTTGTTTTAAGCAATGATAAAAGCCGTTAAATTCGTCAAAGGGTTCCCAATCTTCTTTGTGCTTTTCCAGAAGCTTTCTTGCTAACTCTGGTTCGATGGGAACGTAAATGTAATCTTCTAGTGATTTATCTTGCATAGCATCTCTTTTTAGATAATTATCTGCTTTTGATCGCCGCCTTTCTGGAGTATTAACTGACTATCTTCTTTGGCATATAAAGCCATAAGTTTTAATCCTTTGCAAATGACTTCAGACTCTGTTAAGCCTAGCTGTTTGGCTATTTCTTCAAGGTGTTCTGAGTCTTTTTTACATAAGTTGATTTCCCATTTGTGAATACCCATGATTTAATTTTTTCCTAAATAAAACCAGTAAAACCATAGAATCACTATCGCAATATTTAACATAAAAAATGTTAAATACATCAACAATTGTTTTGACATATTTTTTGTTTCTATAAATTTACCATAACTAAACTATACGGCTTCTTACTTGAATTGTCAAGATAATTTTGATACACTAAGATTAGATAAATTTATATTAGTACAAATGTTCGACACTGCTATTGGAGTTGCTGGGAAATTTTTAGAAAATCCCATAATTAAGGCTAATGCCTCCCTATCTTTTTCCGTGGCTACAGGTTCGACTGTAACTACGGATAGCGTAGGTAATCCGATTATAAGCCCTACAGCGATGGAATCCGTAGTAATTGCCTGTTGGTTACATCAAACAAAACCTTCTGTGGCAGAAGTGCAAGAGGGTAGCTATCTCGATTGTGAATACTTTGAAGGAAGATTGGTAAAGCCTAGAGACTACCCTTTTCCAATTAGAACTACAGGGGAACTGCAAGTAACAATTAATGGCAGAATCGGTCTTGTTAGGCAGTTAAATGTATTTGAATCGCCGACAAGTCAACAGTTAGGAATTGCCGCAAAATTAGGACGTAGGATTAAACTTTATGCAAGGTTTGAGCAAGGTAGTTAACTTTCAGAACCTTTTAGATAACCGAGGTATCCAGAGACAATTGCTGTAATAACATTGCCGTAAGTATCGCTAGTTTCAGGAGTAAAGAAAGAATGAATCAAGCAGGCAAAGACAATTAAAACACAGACAATAGATGGGTCTAATTTAAGGTGTGGCATTATCGTTATCATCATCCTCTATAAAAATTTTCTTTATAATCGGTTTATCACTAATTGTTAACTTTAATTCGTCTTTATGCCATTTTGTAAAGATTGGATCGTATCCATAAATATATTTTAAGCTGTCCCCGACAATAATCCCTGCTTTTTTTAAACCATCATTGACGTATTTTGCACTACCACAAATATTATCAGGGTCACGTCCAAAATTTTTAATTCGCCATTCGTAAAGTAGCCATACTTTATCAGGAAACCGTGGAATTTCTTGTTCTATGATAAGTTTTTGTATGTCAAAATCCCATTGTTTTTTAGTAGTCGCACTTTTAAATTTGTTTGCACGAGCCAACCTTATCTGTTCATTGAGAGTCGGGGGAAGTGGACAGATGAAAACGGCTTTCATAAGCTTATTGGGCGATACTTCTTAAATACCATTAACAAATCGTCGGGAATTGTACCAAGCTGACCAGTTCCATAGTTAATTTTTGCCTCTTCAAAAGGTAATTCTACAGACGAAACACCTTTAAAAGAACCTGTATTACACACCCAATCTAAAATACGACCAAAAGCCGCTTTTATTTCTCTTGTTTGTCGGTTATCTTGAGAGAAGTCAATACCGCTAGAATATTCCACGTCAGCCTCGGAAAACTCAGGATATGGCTCACGATTATAGCCATGATAACCCCAATATCCCCACGATCTACTGATTGCAGTAGATAAATGGATCTGACCATCAATATCGATTATATAATCGTTAGAACCTAGAGTTTGCCAACTGTCAGGAGCGATAGCCCGATTAAATCCGTCGGTAATATTGCCTAATCTAGCTTTAATTATCGGAGCGGGGTTGCTGACAAGTGGAGTATTTATACTGACATAAGTTAATCTAAAATTTTGGAATTTTAGATTAACTCTTAGCTTTTCCCGGTGACGGGTAATCTCTAAAGGTCGATCCGCTCCTCTATCGCCTTCGATAATTGATTGGACAAAGTAAATCGCACCAGTGACGGCATCTTCTGGTAAAGATACCGATGGTGCGAATAGTAGGAGGTCATCAAGGCTAAAAATCATTAGTTTGATTTACTCAATAGAGGGCATGAGTTGTCATGAACCGGACAAAATGGACGATGATCGAGATCAGTTCTGAGTTGACCTTTACACCGGTTACAGACTGGATAGCCCAATGCTTTTAGATTGTTATAAGTGACTTCATTGGTTCCATTTGTTGGGGGAATGTTTTTAACAGTTGGAGTTTCTTCGATGGTGGGTTCTTTGCTTGCCATAATTGTTAGAAAGATAGGGTTTATACGGCCACGTCTAGGGTTCTTAATTCAGCTACTCGCAACTGTTGAGAAGCTTCACCAGTACCTACGGGGTCAACGTCTAAGGTTTTATATCCGAGCCACGCTAACCAAGTTGCGCGAATCCGACGATCAAATTGAGTGACATTATCAAAAGTGATTTGAAACGGCATCCCTACTCCAACACCTAACGCACCGGCTCCAATTAAATAACCAGTACGGGTAGTTTTAGCACCTAAAGAACCGCCTAATGTTTCGCTTTGAACACCGGGTTGGCCAGCCGCTCCGACACCGACGCTATTGCCAGTTTCAAAGATATGGAATTTTTCGACTAATCCTAAATACGAGCTAACCCTTCCAGTATCCCCAGGGGGAATATAAGACGGATTGAGGATATTTAGTAAAGCGTCAAGATCACGAGTCGTATTTGCTTGCCAATCGTCATCGTAACTCTCTTTTAATTGCAGAATTTGAGTCGAATTTAGGAATAACAGATACGTCTGGTCAGGATACATTTGGAACCTGTTATCGTGGGCATATTGGTACAATCGCCGCAAGAATCCTTTGGTAAAAGTTCCATCATCTCCTGTTGCTGATAGTCCAGTGGGGGAGGTAACAAGACTGCCTTTTTTGTTATATAAATGCAGTGACGTGCTATCAAGCATAGTTTTGATCATGGTATTATCAAAACTTGCATAGTCGTAATACAGCGTATTCTGCATCCAATCAAGCATTCCCATCGCACTAAAATATTCAGTGAAAGTTGGGATAGAAACAGGTCGGATTGCAGTAGAAGCTCCTACTTTACCGCGTCCATATTCAAAGATTTCTGCCGATACGCTAGACGCACTATTATTATCTGATTCAGAAGTCAGATCAGCATACTCACCCTTTCCTGATAGTTGATAGTCGCTTACCGACGGGGAACTGGTTAAATAATTCAGTCTAGGAATACGAATAACAGTTCCATTACGAGCCGTAAAGTCTAAGGCATAATTAGGAATCTGCCAAAATGCAAACCCAGGGATTTGGGTTGTACGGAGAATTGCTGACAAAGTGTCAAGAAAAAACGGGGGCAGATCCGCCGCAGTCGTTGGGCTATTTTTTGAAACTTGACCGCCCATTACAGGGGCCGAACGAGTCCCTCTAAACCAGCCTTGTTTGCGTCCCCAATCATCTAAAGAGTTGACAATCTGTTGTCGGTTATTTTTGACATGGCGATCTAATCGTACTTTATCGTACAGGTTTACTGTTTGATTACCGCCCATTACAGGAGCCGAATAGATTACACCAGAATTTTTCTGAATGTCCTCGATTAGCTCAAAGGTTTCGTCAAGCGCACCTGTAATTTTATCGGCATCATGGGCGACGGTTTTATTGAAGTTAGGCAACTGCATTTTTTCTGGTGTTTGGCTACCGTGAAGCTTTCCTAAGTCAGTAAAGTTGTTAATCGTCTTTTCCGACTCAGTGACTTTAGTTTCTAGTTGAGCGATTTTCTTGTGGGATTCTTGGATAGCTTCCGTGGCAGAATTGAGAGAAGCTTCTAGGGTAGCTTTCGTAGCCTCGAATTGTTGCTTTTGGGCTTCTAATGCCGATTGTTTTTCCAATTCCATCGCTTGCTTTACCGATTCAACGGTTGCCGTCACGGTATTTTGTACAAGCTCTTGAAGCATTTTGGGGTCAAAAGCTGGCGCGGGAGCAGTAGCGGTAACAGGAGTAGGTTCGGGGTCAGAATTTTTAACTGGTACACCACCACCATCAGAAGACTTTAAATCACCTCGAAAAGCCGCTTTTTTAGTCAAGGTAAAGACTTCCTCTTGAGAAGGAGCATCACTTCCTTCTGCTGAATCTTTAATAACTACGGGAGTAACCCGCTTAATTTCTTTTAGGGTACTTTTCATTACTGATTACTGATCACTAACTATTAAATACAATTGTAGTACAGAACTTTCTGTTTTAGTTAAAAACAAAAGTATTAAGACGGGAATCTACTAATCTCGCCTGACGACAATTGCCACTGGTAACGAAACTGCATTCGATGGAGTCCATCTTTCCGGATCGGCGATAGTAAGGGGTTAGGATTTCTTCATCTACTAATCCAGCCATATAAGGGGGATAGTGAGGGCATTTAGGATCGCTGTAGGGAATATCACAGATAGGGCAAATCGACTCACCATAGAAAAACCCGCCCATTGAAACATCGGCTTTCCGTCCATAGGAAATCTCAGAAATAATCGGGTGAGTCGCTTCTACAAAACCAAAAACCAAGACTTGATGATAACCGTCTTTTTGAATTATTCGATAATCTTCGCTTGGATTAGGGGATTTTTCGAGGATTCTTGCTATCCCCTCTTTACTTACGCGGGGCAAAGAATAAATTAAGGAATCATAAATCATGCCAAAAGTTTTGGTCTGATCGTCCCATTCATGATCGATCATCAAAGCGCATCCGGGATAACTAGCCACCATAGTTTCTAGGGCATTTTTATCCCAGACTTGCAAAGAACTGTGAATTAAGTTATTTGAGGCAATTAAAGCGAATCGCATTAACTCCGATGGTTCCCACGGATCGAGTCCGTAAGGTTTAAATTGGTTGATTAATTGCATCTCGTCATCGGTGGGGTGACGAGTCTCTAGTAATTGCTCTAATTCAGCGCGGGTTAATTTTAGTTCCATAGCGATAAAAAATACTTATACAAACAATTCTATCTAAAGACTTGACGTTTATAGTTGGTTGATGTATATTAATAGAGTGTGTACAGTCTCCATCCAAACCTATAAATAACCAATTTCAATATAAAATTTTCGTCTCTGAAGGAAGTGTAAAGTATCTAGCGTGGAAGTGGCCTCCACGCTTTTTTATTTTGTCCATCCAAAATTTAACGAGAGCATATTCTGGCTAGGGCGTGTCCTGGAATTAGAAAAAACAAAATAACAACCACAATTAGCCCGACAAGTGCATTTTTCAGTCGGTCGGGGGAGTGTTCCAATTGGCTGCCAACCGGCACTCTCATAAAAAAGACACTCTTGGCAAGATTCTCTTTTGGTAATTATTCTCTTTTCCCACTTGTTGATTAGAGCGTGACCTCTCCTATTCCCCTCTTCAAAAGCTTCCCTAGACTTAGCAACATACATCTTAGAGCGGTTTATTATTTGGGCTTCTGATTGAGTACCCAAAATAATATCGCGGGAAAATTTTCTTAATCGTGCGTATTGCGTCCTAAGCATCTGACCGATTCTACCGTAGTCAGAAGCGTTCATATCGGGTTTACCAATCCGATAAAGTTGAATAGTTAGGTCTTTAATCTCAAAAGACATCTTTTCTTCCCACTCGCTGACAGTTATTTTTTTCTGCAAAAGGTCACGGGTAAGTTTATCTGTTTTTTGGATACGGGCATTAATAGTTTGTTGGGAGATTTGTCTAACTTTTTCGGTAGAGACAAATCTACCTGTTCTATTATCTCGATAGCGTCGAGTTGCAGGATTAAAGGAAAAATCATTCATAATTTATTTCTGGTTCTAATAGATTCTTAAATTCATCATCCGGAGGTTTCTTTTTCCAGTCGTCAATAGCTTTTTGAATGTCATCGGCTGTTACTTCGGCTCTTTCTAGTAATCGAGCAACTGGTTGTAGGTTTTTATCTTCTGGGTTGAATTTATCTGTCATGGTTATTTGTCTCCCAGTCCGTCATAAACTAATTCTTGGGTGTTTTCTGATTTATTAAGTTTAGCCTTTAGATCACGGTTTTTAACTTCTAACATTTTCACCTTTAACTTTAATTTTTCATGATCAAACATCAGGTTGTCGTAAGAATCGATTAATTCAGCGTATTCGGCTCTCAAATCTTCGATGATAGCGTCAAAATTGTTGTTATTCATGATTCTTTTATTTTTAATTTTAACATATTGTCGTTAACTATAATTTCTTCTGTCATGGTTAGAATAAGGCTAATTGTAATGGAAAATTATCTAGTGGTTCTTCTGGTTCCTCTATCGGTTCATCTGGAATATGTTCTATGGGTTGGTCTAATCTGTTACAAGCTATTCGATAATATTCTAGTTCTTTCTCGATACAGATATAATTTCTACCCAATTCTTTGCAAGCTAAGGCAGTAGTACCAGAACCACAAAAAGGGTCGAGGACTGTCCCACCGGGAGGAGTTAACATCTCTACTAACCGTTTCATTACTTCTATTGGCTTTTCTGTGGGATGATTGTAGATACCCTTTCCTGCTCGTCCTGGCTGCCGATAAGGCGGCAAAAAAGACCATACATTTGTAAAATTAACATCTCTAACCGCATATTCGCCTCTGTTATATTCCATCTTTTTAAATTTTCTTGTTACGTTAAACCTTAACCTTTGAGTATCGCCAAATTCTGTTGGTTCTCCAAATGAACCAGTTTCTATTTTTTTAATTAGTGCAGCAAAGTATCTTTTATAAGATTCTATGCTATGTGTATCAAACATGATACCTGGTATTTTAACATCTGAATAACGACCAGTCACTTTATTCGCTTTGTGATGCTTACTTGTTCTATATAGTATTATCGACTCATGGCTTTTAGAAAGATTGCTAGGATGAGTTGAGACAGTAACTCTTTTTACCCATGAGATATGTTCGTAATAATGCAGCTTCTCATTATTAGCCAAATTAATCCAATTAACCATCGTTGGCATTTGTCCAAAAAAGCAATAAAAGCCATTAGTAACTCGTTTTACTTCTCTGGTAAATAATGGAATATCAATTGCAGAATCCCATTCAGCCAATCCAATGCCATAAGGCGGATCAGTTATCACAGCATCTATTGAACCATCAGGAATATCTTTTAAAACATCAAAACAATCGCCGTGAATAATTTGATTAATCATTTTGATTTATATTTAATTTTTTAACAGGTTGTTTATTGGTTTCTTCATCAGTTAAATCAGAACCAGTATCCTCAACTTCGCCCCCTGACATACCATCGATAGACTCACTCCATTCTGGCCACAATATCCGATATTTATTCCTAGCATTTTCAGCATAAAAGTCTAAACCTTTTCTAAGAATAATTTCCGTATCGATGACCTGCTTAATCGCACCGCTAAGAAGCTGACACCATCCGTATCTCATCCTAGAATACCGACGGTCAGGCGAGCGGGATAACTCTTTAGTTCCCCCTTTTGACTCTAACCCCGGAAAGAAATAGGTAGGGAATCCGGGGATAATTAGCTTATACCGGCATTGTAAAAGAGTTTCAATTAACCCTGTTAAATCAGAGTTAAAATTAGCCATTTTGCGAATATCTTGACCGGGAAACTTGAGAACATGATCGGTTATAATACCACTTTTCCTACGGATTCCTAAGTCTCGTTCGTAACTCTCAGACTGTTCTTTAGATACCCCCGGCATGATATGAAGGGTCGGGGAAACTCCCAAGTCATTAGATGCCCTAATTAAATTATCAAAAGCTTGTTTAACATCAGCCCACGCATCTAAGGACGCTAACCAAAGAGAGCGACCATAAAGGAAATCAGGTTCATGGCGAATATGACAGATTTTATAGGGTTCAAAAAAATAATCAGGGTCAGAATCTGAAACGTATTTTCTTTGCTCAAAACCAATTAATTCCCCTTGATCAGTTTCTTTTCTAAAGATCTCAAAGGTAGGTAGATAAAGAGTCTTTGTTACACAAAAGTCTTTGGATTTGTTAGCAGATAAACCCTCTCTTTCAATACCTAACTCTAGGAAACATTCCCCTTTTCCTAATGCCCATCTTAAAGCTTTTTTAAGCCTATCCCCACCAATCACATAGGTTGAAAAATTTTGTTTTCTTAATCTAATATCCTCAGCAATAGCAAACACTTCTGGGTTAATAGGAGTGTCTTCATCGTCTAGGGTTTTGGCTACCATCCATCCTTGATCATCCCCATCATCAGAAGCAAAGGTATCAGAAGCGGCCATATCTAAGGCGTGAATGACCTCATAACACCACTGATTAAGTTCGATTAATTCTCTCGATATTCTCGGATCACGGATAGGATTTTCCGTAATCTCCAAATCATACCGACGCGATACCGACACGATCCCTGGTGAGGAGAGGGAACGCTGAGAACCTCTTAATGTTTGGTCATCCTTTTTCTTCTTTTTTGCCATTGGAACTGCCGTGTACTACTTCTATGATATAAGAAAAAAAGACCATTTTGTTAATGGTCTTTTTTAAATCACCCAAGGAGAAATCTAAATATTAAAAAATCTATCGAATGTTCCGTCGCTCCGCAAAACCCTTCTTTCGTCAATATCATCACTGGAAAAAAATAAATCGGTAATTATTGCTTGCATTAAGACATTAGCTGCTTTATTGGATATTGTAATTCCCACTCTTGAGGTCGCATCCACTACATAATTATCCCCTACGGGACAATGAGTAATTGTAACAATCTTGTAACAGTCGATAAACTCTGGATAACTATCTACGGTTTCTAAAATCAACGGACGAAATTCTCTTGTATTCATGATAACCTCTTAACCTAACTAAATATTACAGATTACTTTTTGAATTGTCAAGATTTTAGATAAATCTTAAAGCCCTCTCGTAATACCGTTTTCTTTCAGCTAGTCCATTTGTACCACCGTTGACGCGGCGGGTAACTTGTTCAACGGTTGCCCCACGGTCGCATAATTCATTCATTTTGTTATTTTGCCACCAAAACCCAGAAGGTAAAAACAAATATCTTTCGCTGACATATCGCCACCCTTCCATAACACGCTGATCGCCTATGTAGTTAGCAAATGCCTGATAATTAGCTCTGCCAGTCATTTGCAAGGCATCTACACCTCTAAACTTTCTCCCATCACCAGGACGGGTATTTCCTAAGTCTCTACGCTCTTCATAATTTGAGCCGTCATGAATTTCTACCATAAACCTTAAGCCTGCTGATTCATGGGCTATTTGACTTAAAAAGTGCCTTACTCTTGGTAGCGTGATAATATCAAATCTCTTAAGGCATTCATCTAATTTTTGGAACTGAAAATCAGTAATTTTATCGTTAAGCCTATCAAACACAGCCTCAACTTGATCCTTGCGAACCACAGTAGGATTAAGGTCGTCAAAGTGACTAACAAATGCGTACCAGTTAAATCTACCCTCAATCGGTGGTTTTATTTCTATTAAATAGTGATTTTTTTCTCTTCTAATGATTTGATTATAAATTACCTTTTGACCAGATTTAATTGGAACTGATCTAAAGTCTTGGGGAAGACTTTCAGAACTAGAGTCGATTAGGTGAGACTTTAAGATAGTGTTGCGATTTGCTGTTAGGGATTTCATAGTAGTTTAGCTAGTAAAGTTGACAATTCTATTAAGGTTTATGTTCAAGTATTCCAATTCGTCTGTCAAATTCTTCCTGTTTCCTGCGAATTGTTTCTATTTGATCAAAAATAGATGAGAAAGTTTCTTGTTTGGCTTTAATTAGGCTCATCTCTTTGTCGAGTTGAGATGTTAATGTGGTCAGTTTTTCTATTCCTGTTGATAGTTTTTCGACCATTTTCTCTAGTTTCTGTTCAAAAGATTCCATCTTCCTTGATATCTTCTCAAGGGTTTCGTGATCAAGTTCTTTAGCCTGTGATCTGGTATTTTTTGAAAGCACACTAAGTAATGCTATTGCAATAGCCAAAACAGTGCCGATGTCATTAAGACTTATTTTTAGACCATAATTCCCAGCATAAGGGGGATGGCTTTGGTTGTTAGCAACAGAAATATAATACATAGTAAAAGGGGATGTATTTGGTTGGTAACAGAAATATAATACATAGTAAAAGGGGAGTATAAAACCATTCTAGTCTTTTTTCTTTACTAGATAAAATATTTAAAAAAAGTTAACCTTGTCTTGGAGGTGCAAGATAAAAATCATTACCTTTCATAAAGTTTCCAAAGCTAGGGATACCTCCAAAGTTTTGAACGTTATCCCAATCGTTTCTACAGGCATTATAGGTACGCTCACAACCAGCAGTTAAAATTACCTTGTCATGGGCGGCGATAGAGTCAGCCGCACCAGTAAATAACTCAATTCTAGTCCTTTGACCAGATTGCTGAATAGTTTGGTAGATTGCATAAGTAGCTGATTTATTTTTCCCATCGATAAAGGTACACTTCCCCCATCTAAGGTTAGCAAAATTATCGCCGTAAACGTCAAAAACACGACGATCACCGACGCTGGCAACGTAAGTGGTATAAGTTGGGGGGATTTTTCGACAACCAGTTCCATCGCCGTTATCTTGCCCAAAAAACCATCGACAAGATGGGGATGTTTTTTCGTCTCTAGACTGTCTAAGCTTAATGCTCCCTTCTGTGAGATTTTCGAGAGTATAAGCCTCCTCGCTTTTTGATGTAATTTCTCCTATATATCCGACCTGTACCTGTTCGTCAGGAAGACTAAGAAGTGAGTTAGGAAGATTACGCCAATTGACTACGGCTGTGATAATTTTTGCCTCTTGAAATCGGTCTGAGAAGATTAAATTTTCTGTAATATTGTCGCTAAAAGCTCCCCGCATTTCTTCATTATCTGCCTCAATTCCTAGCTTTCTTTCTAGGGCTGTGGGGTCAAGGGCATGATGTGATTTAAATACTATCCCATCGATTATTAAATCACGGGAAAAGTTGGTATATCCTAATTTTTGCCCGTCCGTAAGTTCAATTAAAATACATCGACAAAGGGTTAGAACGGGACTTGAGAGATTACCATTTGTCCCATTGTCTATTACTATTCCCTCGCTAAATCTTCTAATCTGTAATTCTCCAAGAGAATAAATTTTTAGAGATGTTTGGTTCTGATAGCTTAAACTTTGAGAGTTAAACCTAGATACAATTGATGAATTGTTAACTAAATCTGGGTAGCGAAAGGTAGCACCCGAACCTTTAGCACACAGCCATAAACAAATTAAATATTCAATATCTTTTTGATCAAGGGTCTTTCTTTGTTGTAAAGAGTTTATATCAGCAGGCGCATTTCTCCTAGAGTATCTTTTTCTTTCTCCAGAAGATAAAGTGATTATATTGGTTTCAAATTGAGGGCTAATAGTAGATTGCTTGGTTAGATTAAGTGCAAAATCGTGGTTAATTGTAGCGTTAAAAATATCAGGCGGGATAATATCTGGTTCAATTCTTGATTCACGCAAAATAAGGTTTGGGACTGAAAAAAGACCGTTAATATTGGTCGGATTTCCGTTGACAGTTTTAACAATTGGTTGATAATCTAACTTATCCTCTTCAAAGTGGCAAAGGGTTTTAAATGTTCCTTCCCAAGTTAGTGTTCCAGGGTTAGGAGGTGTTTCAAACACTACTCTATCGGGAGTCACGCAATAACCAGATAGTAATGTATTACCTTGATAGATTTTAGGGTTAAAAGGGTATTCATGAAGAGCAAATTTATATCTCTGGTTAAAATATCGAGTGGTCGTAATATCTGGTACTGGTAAATTTGGTTGCCCTCCCCATGTGTGTACCCACCACGCTTCATAGATATGCCTTCTGCCATTATCACCTATTGGAGTGAGTAAAGTGTGTCTAATCCAATCGTATTGTCCATTGCCAGATTTAATACCAACGACAATAGCATAATGGCTTATAGGTAATAAAAATATTGGATTAGGAGCGTTAAAAACAATATTATTAGTACCTGATGGAATATTGCTGGGAATAATAAAATCTGTTACTTTGTCCCAATGATAGTTATTATAACTTACCTCGTTATTTCCAAAAGGGAAAGATCCCCTGTACAAACTAACTACTAATTCAGAAGAAGGAACAACTTGAGTTAACCTAAGAGTAATTGAACCAAGCCAATATCCATCAACCTTTCTTAGACTAGGATTCTCGAAATTATCTGTAGGAACTTCAAAATAAGCCGCTCTCCATCGATCAACTGTTATATCGTCATAACCACTAGATTCGCTGATTGGACGTACAGTATCAACAAATGTCCTTGAGTTATAAGGTGGTTCGGGATAGAGGATTGGTCGATAATATTCATTTCCCCCGCAAGAATATTTTTTAGTTAATAGAAACTCTGTTCTTATTCCGTCAGCACTGGGATAAAGAACACCTTGAGTTGATACGCCGTTCTCAAGTATTTTAGGATTTTTTGTAGCTTCAAAATCGGATAAGTCTCGATAGAGGAGACCTCCTTTTGCCCCTTTAACGGCTTCATGAAAGTCTAAGAGATTGTTTAGATCATCAGATTTTAAAGCAGTACGGGAAAGATTAAAAATACGAATGGGGTCAGCCCATTCTATAATTCTTTGTTCTGCTGTCCCAGTGTTGTCATATTCAAAGTTAGAAAATTGAATTTCTGTCTGATAGTCTCGATCAGGAACTATCGGGAAATTAGGAGTATTTAAAGGGTAAGGGCTTAATGGAAAATAAATAGGATTAATAATAGGAGCGACTTCTATAATTTCAACATTGTAAGCTAATTTTGTAGATTCAGGAGGAGAACTTAATGGAGAATAACTAGGGCAAGTTCTTTTTAAATTTACTCCACTAGGAAAAACAAACTCTCCATTAAATACAAACTTACTGGTTACGGTGTCTCTAATATACTGAGATTCTGCTATTGGATAAATATCGACTTGTTGTCCATATTTAGTCTCAATCTTCCATATCTGATCAAATTGGTTTATCCCCCCAGTGATTGTTAAAAAGGGATTTTTATCCCAAGAAATGGGGGTGACGGTTCTCCAAAATATAGGATTATCTTGAGTCCCATCTAAGCTTTTTTCTCTAGCGGTTCCAAAAACGTGATAATAAATATTGTGCTGGTTCATAGATTTAGGGTAATTCTATAATGAAAATGTGATACTTAGAAAATTTAAATATCAATAACTTTGTCCGTTGATGCTAAATTGAAAAGGACCAGACCCAGAAAAAACACCCCAAATATTTGAAGCCCCTTGATCATTGCTAAAAATAGCCTGATCACCGATCAACCAACCAGTCAACCCTGTTTCTACAGTAGAATCAGTCTTAGCCCAAAAATATCTTCCACTACCAATTGAAACCCCAGCAACTAACCAGTAAGTAGTATTAGCGGTTAATAGTTGCGGACTGGTAAGCGTAAACTCGTAATTGTTAGTGCCACCAATAGAAGGAACATTGAAATTCATTATCTCAGTGTTTGGGCTTCCACTGCCACTATAGAGTTTAACAAACAAAGAACCCGAAGTGAATTGACCAAACCGAAGAGTGACCGAGCTAATAACATGAACATTACTGGCATTGCCAGTTTGAAAACTTGAACTCACCCATTGATCGTTTTTTACCTCGAATCCCGCACTAGCTGGAGTTATTGGGGGTCGGTTGCTAACAAGATTTATTACCTGATTAGGGATTGGCATCGGATCAATAGTCAATGGCAACATTAGGGATTCTCCGTGTAATCTATCCGAAAACTGATATTAATTAGTCCTGTGATCGAACTAAAGCTAATTCTTAATCTTCCGCCCGCACTAAGAATATTATTAGCAGTGGCTAATTGATCAGCTAATACCGTAGTGGTACAATTCAAACTATTGAGTCCCGATATATTAGTCGTATCATTTTGAATAGAAATTACGGCACTCCCACTACTCAGGGAGTTGATTAGTCCAGAAACTTTATTGATTGTTACTCCTACGGGAAAAGGAGGTAAAGTCAATGTTTTCGGAAAAGATGCTCCTTCAAGCCTTGGATCATTCGCAATAAGTGCAAAAATAGTAATCGGCCAAGAATCTTCGCTGCTTCCCCCGCCACCAGTTGGTAAATTCTTGATAGCAGAAGCATCTAATCGATCACCGCCAGTCAAGGTGGCGAGAGAATCTCTGATTTGAGAAGCTGATAAAACAGGTAAATTAGTTAGTTGACTTCCATCTACTGCGGGTAATTTAGCGGTATTGTCCAGTCGAATTAGATTGTTAGCTTCGACTCCAATGGGTATTTCAGTGATAGTTCCATTGCCATTGGTGGGCTTACCTAATGCAATATTCCCGCTATTTGTCTGTTGTAGCTTGGAATAAGTGACAGATTGATTGTCGATAGTCCAAGTCGTACCAGAGTTAGAAACAGTAATATCACCCTTATCACCATCTGTAACCCCAGTTCCCCCACCCCCAGTAGGTAAATTAGTTAGTTGGCTCCCGTCTATTGCCGGTAGTTTAGCGGCACTATCTAACCTGACAATACTATTGGCAGTCGTACCAGTTTCTACTGTCCAAGTTGTACCAGAGTTACTAACGGCTACATCACCTTTATCACCATCAGTAACACCAGTAATATTAAGATCATTAAGCTGTTTTTGAAGTTTACCAAAACCCTGTAAAACGTTGTCAGTAGTGGTTATTGCGCCACCAGTAGTTGTTGACAGTCCAGTTAATACAGTTGTTAAAACATTTGCGGACGGATTGATATTATTAATCTGATTTTGAATCTTACCTAACGAAATTAGCAGCGTATCAGTAGCAGTTATCGCACCTCCAGTAGATGTACTTAAAGCTGTCAATGGAGTTGATAAAACTTTTGAGAAGAACCCAAAAAACCCTTTAACTCCTGATTCTTTTCCATAGAAAGTATCGTTATTAGGATTCCCTGCGATTTCATCAGCTTTGGCTACTATTCCCGCAGCACTTCCCCCGTATTCAGCAACAAGCATATCCCCCGCGCCTGTTACTGTCTGCCAGTTTGTACCATTAAAAAATAAATTATCACCAGAAACAAGGGAGACTTTTATCCCTAGAAAAGGTAGCCAAAATCCCCAATCGCCATTAGGCTGCCCATTTAGCCCAATCAAAGGAAAGGCTATTTGATTAGTCTTTCCTTCCCATGCTCCGGTGGCTCCCGTGGGAACAATATAATAGCTATCTGGTGTTAATCCAGAAGTTGGGGGAGTTGTCACGATTCGACTAATTACTGGCACGGAAGCCACCGATGTTAATCGAATCAGTTCGTTTACAAGCTGTTCTTTATACTCCTGAGATGGGTTAAGCATAAAGCCGTTATTGCCTAATATTTTCCCAGTCATCTCCAAACTCCTCTATCATCTTGGCTTTTACCCAGTTATTATTTTCAATTTTACAAAGACTTTTCAAGTAAGTTTCATAACGATTTAAGTCTTCTTTATTATAGTCTTTTTTGAAAATTGCGTGAAGTCTCCACGACTTAGGCGGCATCCAGTCCTTGCTTAATTTAGGATTTTTGAATGTTTTGATCATCCATCCCCGGACACTGTCAATATGCTCACCTTTTTTATAAGCTTCTTTGAGAGCGTATTTATAGGCTAGGTATAATTCTCTATCTCTATCGTGAATTATGATTTCTAATCTTTCGTTGGCTATTTGTTTCTTTTCTTTTGTTGGAAATTCGTAACCACAGTGAGGGCAAATACGAGCGGAAGCATAAGTGATTTTACCGCAATTTTCGCACTCTTTAATCGGAGCCTGTCCTTTTTGAGTATCGGAAGATGTAGAAAGCTTGGGATAGTCCACATCTTCGATAAATCCGTGTTCCGTCACGTTCCCCGCTTGATCTAATACCAAACAGTCAATTTTATCTAGCCAGCTACAGAGTCTTTGACCCCGACCAGTCATTTGAATATAAAGAGTCCGGCTTTTAGTCGGTCTGGCATGGATAATACAAGAAATTGCAGGTAAGTTAAATCCGATCCCGCAAGTGTTAATATTTACAATTCCCCGCAATCTTAATTCAGCTACTTTTCTGAATATTTCTCTTCTTTCCTGTTCTGGTGTTTCAGCCGTGATAATAGCCGTGGGAACACCCCTTTTATTAAATTCTGTACAGAGGCTTTTTGCGTGTTCTACACCCGCAGCGAAGCAAACAAATTGTCTCCCTTGACCGAGCCTACGATACTCGGAAACCGTTGATTTTACCGCTTCTAGGCAACGAATTTCTAGCTGACTAACATCAAAATCACCGCCATTGATTTTTACTCCTTTAGTATTGATTTTATTTTTAGTACCAAAATAAACACAACCAACAAGCGCACCCTGTTCAATCATTTCTTTGGGAGTAGGACCAGTTACCTGAACCTCAAAAATATCTCCTAACTCCTCTCTTTTTGACAAACGCCACGGAGTTGCTGTTAGACCAATTACGAGACGATTATCTACTGGTAGGGTTTTTCCCGAAAAAAGATGCTGTTGCTTACGAATCACTTCCCATGCTGAGTTTATCTCTTGTAAAGTTTCCTTTGATTCAGCGTGAATTAGGCTAAGATGTTTGTATTTTTCCTTAGCTTCATCAAAAGTGATTTTGTAGGGTTCTAAGTCTTCTCTTTCTACGGCAATCCCTAATACTGCTAATTCATCACGAATATCTTTAATTGAGGTTGTTTGTTTACCATTTTTAAGATTTGGGAAGTTATCTTTAAACCACTGACAATAAGCTGATAAATGCACTTCATCAGCTAGTATTACTTCGGGATTGAACCAACTCAAGTCGCGCCCTCTAGACAAGGTTTGCGTTGTTGCAATTTGAACTAACTGACTTCTATCTTCTTTATAACCACCAGCAATTACTCCGGCAGTTAATCCAAATTTTGCTAATGTTTCTAGAGTCTGTTCTATGAGTACCGTAAAGGGTACTACAATTAAAGTCCGTCGCTGTCTTTTTACTGCGGCATCATAGATTATTTGACAGAAAAATACTGTTTTTCCCCATCCGCAAGGGGCAACTACTAAGGCTCTTTTATGGATTTTTAGAGCATCATACAGTTCTCTTTTAAGAGCTTTTTGGTCGTCTCTTAATTGAATTTGTGGTTTAGTCGGTACGAAAAGTGTTTGTGTTTGTAGTGTTAGTGTCATGTTTTTATTTGAGATTATATTTTGGTTTCAATGAAATCTATAGTCACTCGCAATTGACTATCTTTTTTAGCTTTCCTAGACGAGTCTATTTTGGGCTGCATCTCATTTTCAATAAAATCTGAGATAGGTTTCATTATTTTTTTTGCTTCTGCGAGTAAAGTATCTAAGTTTTTACCGTCTCCTTGTATTTTTTTTCTGTTTGATTTTATCTCAACCCAACTAAAGCAAGGAATCCGATCAGGTTCTAAAGCGAAACATTCTACTGTAACTATTAATTTTTTAGAATATTTATTTTGAAACTCAATCCACATCTTGCATTCATATTGCCCTAGACATTGACAAAACATACGCAGTGTTCCTTGTAGATAGGAGAATCCGTCTTCTGTTTTTATTTGCCATTCCGAGCAATTAGACTGACTAAAAGTTTCTTTACAGAAAACTTCAATTTGTTTTAATGCTTCTGTTTTGTTCATTGTTTTAACAGGTAATCGTTTTGATGAAATTTGATATAGCCTCTACTATTTCGTCTGTTTTATCACAGATAAAATCAATCTCATTTTGTTTATCAGGGTTCTCAACGTCACTGTAAAGTGATTCATGGTAACTAAACCCTATATATTTATATATTTCTTTTATTTGCCCTGTTCTTAAGTCAAATATTCTACTTTTCACTTTGACTGCTGGTAAATCATCAGAATCTCGGTAATGACACATGACTTTAATATGGGCTATTGTTTGCTTGTCTAAAAGAACCTTAGCATTACCTATTAAGTGAATTTGTTCATCAAATTTTAATTGCCATTCCGACCAAAGAAGGCTTTTAAACGCCCAACTGTTCCAGTCGGAATTGTTGTTATATTCTTTGTAACAAAAAGCCGCAATCTTTTGTAGTATTCTTGCTTTTCTCGAGCGCTCCATAGCTTCTAGTTTTTTAAAAAACTCTTCTGCTGTTATTGTCATAGTGTCACCTCGGTTTGTATTTCATTTTTGATAAACTGAAAAATATCAATCATAATCTGTGTTCCTTTTTTACGCCATAGATTTAATTCTTCATGTTTAGCGGTTCCACTTTTCTTGAATGAGATTTTACTGTTTTTTCTGTCATTTATCCATACAAGAAAACTTCCTTCCCAATCTAAATTAGAAATAGTAGATCGACCTTCTATATAATTTCTAAAATCATTAGTAAACTTTATATCTATCCATATAGACTTAGGGCGATACCCGTAAATCATGTCTTGAGTTCTGCTTAAAGACGTAAATGACCACTTTAGCTCTGGGTAAGTTTTTTGGCAGAAATTGAATATTTTTGTGGTTACTTCTGTTATATTCATAGTGTCACCTGAGATTGTATTTCAATTTCGATAAAGTCAAAAATGCTTGACAGTATTTCTTTGGCTTTTACAAATAAATCTGTTGACGTATCAAATTCTTTTTTTGATTTAAAAGAAAATTGAGTTCCTGTTCTGTCTAACCAAATCTTGAAAGAACCAGTCCATATTTCTGTACTAGAAATAAATGCACTTATATCTCCTAATACAACGTGACTTTCTAATCGCGTCCCGATAATCTCTATGCCTATATCAATTCCAGTTGTTTCACCCCAAATACGGGAAGTTAAATCTGTGTAATTTATCTGTTCCCAATTTATTTCTGAGTAACGGTCTTTGCAAAAATTGAATATTTTTTGAGTTGTTTCTGTTATATTCATAGTGTCACCTCGGATTGTATTTCATGTTCAATAAATGAAAGAATGTCAATCATAATCTGTGTCCCTTTTTCACACCATAAGTTTAGTTCTTCATGCTGACATATTCCATCTCCTTTAAACAAAATTTCATTATTTTTTTCTTGGTTTACCCATGCCGTAAAAACTCCTTCCCATGCTAAACGATCTATAGTGCAATAACCTTTTATTAAGCCAACTTGCAAATTACTCGGATCGTGACTAATAATGTCTATGTATATTTTTATAGTAAGTATTCCTAGTCTAGTAAAAAAAGCTTTACATCCATAAATACACGGTTCCCCATTTCGTCCAGTCCAACTATCATCATCCCATCTTAAATCGGGATGATTTTTCTGACAAAAATCTAATATTTTTGTGGTTACTTCTGTTATGTTCATAGTGTCACCTCGGTTTGTATTTCATTTTTGATAAACTCAAAAATATCAATCATAATCTGTGTCCCTTTTTCACACCATAGATTTAACTCTTCGTGTTTAGCGGTTCCACTTTTCTTGAATGAGATTTGACTGTTTTTTCTGTCATTTATCCATACAAGAAAACTTCCTTCCCAATCTAAATTAGAAATAGTAGATCGACCTTCTATATAATTTCTAAAATCGCTAGGTGAACCGTCACTGCTATAAGAGTTGTTACTATTGACCCTTATATCTATTTGTATTCCATTTATAGAATTAAGAATAGGGCGATACCCGTAAATCATGTCTTGAGTTCTGTCTAAAGACGTAAATGACCACTTTAGCTCTGGGTAAGTTTTTTGGCAGAAACCTAATATTTTTTGGGCTGTTTCTTGTTTGTTCATAATTTTAACTTTTAACCTCAACTATTTTGCAAAACCTTAAAATAGTCTCCATTATCTTTATTGCCTCTGGAACCAAAATATTGAACTCTTCTTTGTTTCCGCTTGGATAAAGATTATATCTTGAGTTGCAGTCTGGTGTTTCGTTATAACCGTATATCCAACTTAAGGCAACCAAAGACCCGCCTAACGTACCTTCTATTGTGATTTTTTCAAGGCATTTGTCTACTAATTGATATTCAGTCGAAATTTCTCGACATTCAATCAAAACTTCATACTTTTTACATTTTATTAACTTACCATAAGTTTTGTAAAGATAATCCTCTTTAATTATCAAAGTTCCTATTAAACGAATACATTTATCGTCTGCAACTGTATCCCATTCTGAGATGTCCACTGTATCGTATTCGGAGATGGTCATCTGCTCAAAAGTTTTTTTAAAGAAATCTCTGATTTCTTTAAGTGACTTTTCTTTTAATACTTCCATTGTTTTTACCTCAAATACAAATAACTAGATCACCGACACAAACATTGATAAATTTCTCACAATCGTATCGAGAATTATTACAAGCTTGAATAATAGAAGTATTTTCCTCAATAGAAATAACCATCCCTGATCCCTTATAAAGGATACGATGACCAATAAAGTCTCTAGTTATTGGGTCGTATATTGGGTTGTTTGTAATTGAATAAACCAGATGAGAGTCATTTATTCTCATACGATTTAATTCGCCACGGTTTATTACTACTTTAAAATCATCGATAACTTCAATTACCTTAGCTGGATACGTTCCTTTAGTCGGAAGTCCTAGCTCCTCGTCTGTTGTCATTGTTTTAAGTGCCTGTAGCCTCAGTTGTTTTAATAAAGCCTAAAATAGTCTCCATTATCTTTGTCGCTTCTGGAATTAAGATATTTAAGATTTCGTTGTCCCCCTCACTTTTTGGCTCTTTTTTAATCTGTTACTCCTATTGGGTGAAATTACTAGACAGATATTTTGTCTAGTAGTGTTTTCATTCTTGAATCTCATCAAGAATGAAAGTGAAGATGTCTAGCATTACTTTTCGGGTTTCTCTGTATTTGTTGTCAAAATAATCGCATTTTGACTTTCTAATATAATCAAAGAATATTTTATTTTCATAAGAACGGTTATTGTCTCTATCGTCAGGGTTTATCCATAATTCAAATGTGCCTACATAATACGCTTCACATAAAACACGCTTAAGCAAGCCATCCAGAAAAACCTCTATTATTAATTCATCAGGAAAAAGTGGACACTGAATTATATTATTTTCAGGGTCAAGATTCCATCTTAAATTTGGATAACTTCTGTGACAGAATTCCAATATTTTCTCTGTTATTTGTTTTATGTCCATTGGTGTTGCTCCTATTTATTCTTGAATTTCGTTAGCAATAAAATTGAAAATACCTAGCATCACTTCTCGATATTTTTTGTACAAGTCCCAGTCTTTTTTATCCCACTCTTTTGTTATTGGGAGACTACGAAAATCTATTTTTTTGTCACAATTTAGATGAATACCAAACATCCCCAACCAACCTACATTAACTAGGTCAAAGTGTCCGATTATATAATCATCGGTAGTTTCTTCTTTATAAGAAGAAACATCATTTCTTTTGTCTGAGCAAATTTTTAGAGTTACTTTAAACAGAGAATCTACTCCACAAATTACAGTTTTATTTGTACATTCACTATTTAATTTATCTACATTCCACTCTAAATCTGGGTATTGATTTAAGCAATAACCTGATATTTTGTAAGCTATTAGTTGTATCTCCATCACTGTTACTCCTGTCTATTCTTGAATTTCATCTTCAATAAAATTAAAGATTTCTCTCACCATTTTTCTGGCTTTTTTTACTAAAAGCCAGCTATCATCATTCCAATCGTCATGAGTAGCAAGCATAAGCTCTAATTCGCTGTCTTTGTTATGGTTTAACTTAACCTCAAAACTACCCGACCAGAAAAGTAGAGATTTTTCTTCTGATTGAGGTATTAGAAGCGACCCCAATATATAATCGTAAGTAGCTTCTTTTTCGTAAAACTCTTGTTTTTCATCTGAGCAAATTTCTAGCTCTAATTTAAATAAAGAGCAAGAGCCAAGAATAAGTGCGACAACGTTATAGTTATTTTTATGGCTGTCAAAATAGTTACAGTTCCAGCCTAAATCTGAATAACTTTGGCAGAAATTAAATAATTTTTCTGTCACTTGTTTTGTATCCATTGATTTTACTCCTATTAGGTGAACTTACTAGACAGATATTCTGTCTAGTATTGTTTTTACTCTTGAATCTCATTAAGGATGAAATTGAAAATGTCTAGCATTACTTTTCGGCATTGACTAGCTAATTTCCAATGTTCTGCACTCCATAGTTCATGTTTATAATAGGCAAGATTCTCAAAAACTATATAGTCTTCATACCGATAGCTCATGTCTTCGATGGGAGGATTTATCCAAATTTTAAACTTTCCTATTTGGTTATCTTGCCACTCAACACACTTGAGTTGTCCGTCTAATCCCGACCAAATACCGTATTTAATCTTTATGCTGTCATCAGAAAAAGTTAAGCATTGAATGATTTTATAGTCATTATCTGTAAAATCAAAATTCCAGTCTAAATCTGGGTATTTTTCTTCACAGAAATTTAGTATCTTTTCTGCTATTTGTTGTGTGTCCATTCGTTAGTCCTGTTGGGTGAAATTACTAGGAAATACCTACTGTTTCTTCTACTACGATACTGTGATGACCGTTGCGACTTAGAGCTTCTAAATAAGAAGCTAATCGACTCGCGTGCATAGATGTTTTAATCTTGCAAGGCTTGTTTTTTCCATCTATTGTTCTAATTGTGTATCGCATCTGCTATCTCCAATTTTTTGAATTTTGCCTGCAATAATCTAAATGCGCCTTAAGTCTTTTGGCAGACTTTTGTTCATCTGTTCCTCTAATAAGTCCTTTGTTCTTATCAATGTCATCCTGACTTGATAATTTAGCCCATGCTTTCTTTTTTTCTTCTGTCATAATTACACCTTTACTGTTTCAAGTCCACGCTGTTCTAAGATTTTATTATACTCTTTGATTTTCGAGTATAAAACCTCTCGTTTTTGTTGTGCGGTTTCCCCAGATTCTTGCTTAGAACTTCGATATTGTCCCGCGTAAAAATTAGCGTAATAACTAATTTTAGCAGTGTCTATATTTGCAACAAGCTTCATAATTTTCTCCTTAATTCATTGTTGTTTTTAACTAATAACTGATAACTAAATCCAATTAATTTTTCCACCTTGCCCGAACATCATATGTATAAAGCATACATATAAATTGGGTCAGGATTATCTGGTGGTTCATACATTTGATCGTAGGCAGCCTCAATGTCAGAATCTTCAATGTCACCATTAATTAAATGGTCAATCAAAATAGCAGCCATGTTTTCAGCTTCTTCTTTGGTTAATTGAAGGCCTAAGTCACTCCAATGATCAGTTGCATACTCAAGAATGTATTTAACTAATTCATCGACTTTATCTTGCAATTTACTCACGATTTCCTCCTTGATTCATTACTTAAATCTTACATTATTCTACTAGAATTGTCAAGAAATTTCTTGAAAATCTTCTTTTCTAAAACAGTAAAATTGTTCTCCTTTTGTGAGGTGATCGATTGATTCAAAATGGTAGTAGATTCCTATGGCAGTCTTAATAATTCCCAGTGGTTTGCACTGAGGAAAAATACGACCATAGGAATTGACACGATAAACTTTTTCAGGGTATCGAGAGGGAATATATTGTCCAATCATAGGTACTAGAGACGGGAATTGAACCCGCAAAACTTAATTAAATCTACTCCTGACGAAACGCCCTTCCCTTACTCAATCTTTGCCAAGTTCGGTGGATTCGCAAATTTCAGTTTTGAAACAAAAAATAAAGGTATTTTTTGTATTAAGTCCCTTTTCGGTTGAAGGCTCCGTTTCACAGCCTTTAGCTACCAAGCTACTCTAGCACTTCAATCCTATCAGAGGCTTCTGAAATTGTCAATCCTATCAGGTACTTATATCCTGTAGATAACAGTTAGAAAATGGAATTGTAAAAGCGATCACAGACCCATTTAAGATAGTTTCTACCCTCAAAAGCCATTGATTGTCAAAAGTCACTTCGATAACTTTTCCGACTGCTCTTGGTGGGATAGTTCGCTCTCCTATCTCTATAGATGCACCCGTTCGCACTAATACCCTTTCTTTTTCAAGATCAGGAAGACTATCAATGTGTACACCATCAGCCGAGAACTCATCGACTGGCTCCGATTCAACTTCTACTATCTCAGGGTTAGAGATCGGTTCATTTTTTGGAGTAGGAGTGGGAATCTGGACAATTTCCTCTTTTATTTCTGATTGATATTCCAGAGATTCGGGTTCTTCTATCTCAAAAGCTTCTAATTCTTTTGGCTCTTGATAGCGCAGTATCATGCCCCTTGATTTGACCTCTAATCGTCCATAGCCAGCTTGTTCTAACTGAGTAAGTAGGGTGCGGGCAATAGAGGTGTTTACTTTTTCCCCGTTAATTTTACGCCCGCCGAATTTTTGGGCAACTTCCCGGGGTTTAATCTGTCCTGCGCTTTTGACAATCTCCCATATCTCGGATAAGATTCCCTGTACCGGATTCTCATCCTGAGAAGTAACCCCTTGAATTGTCAAGAATTGACTGATATAGAAGTCAGTCATCTTAGCAGCTTTTTTAGCTGTTTGTACTGGTATTTTATAGAGGTCGGTATTATCTGGATCAAATATCCAGTTCAATAGATGGATTGCCAGAGTAAGCCTTAAGAAAGTCTTCATCTGTTTCCCTATATAAGAAGCAAATGATGGATTAATCGCCCGATACTTTTTGATAAGCATCTCGTAATGATACTTAATACCGAAGGCATAATCCTCTCCAGTTTCGGTAAACCAACAATTATAAGGATCGACGATTCCATCTTCATCAGCTTCTAGATTAATCCCGCTGATTTGATTGATAATATTTTGGATGCACTCTTGAATCGAGTTAGGGTCTTCTGGCGGTCTCCCACGTTGAGGATCGAGGGGTTCATGCAATAGGAAAAGAAACCGAGAAACCAATCCATCTACATCATTAGATAGGTCTAAGTATTTTTGTACTTTCTGTATCTGTATCCCACCTAATATATTGATAGTTTGCCCATTCAGGAAATAGCGATTTTCCTCTTTTACCCTATCAAAAGTATTTTGTACTGGATCATTCCAAGATGATAATAATCGTTGCCGGTCATTACCTTTACCGCCCGACCGGTATTGATTTAAGCCTTCAAATAATCCCGTTAACTCATCCGCTACCCACACCCCACCTTGCCAACGAGGTTGAGTGGACATCGTTTTCAGGACACCATCGAAAGTTCCTTCGTCATAAAACCAGCGACGGGATTGACAGTTTTCTTTTTCGTAAAGACTAGGATTTACTTCAGCGTTTTCTTTGTGTATGCTACGCTCTTCGCGGGTCATTTCTGCCCATTCTGCTTTTAATTCTTTTAGCCTAGCTTGCTTTTTAGAGAGCCTTTCTAACTCATCTAAGTCCTTTCTTTTTAATACCTTGTAAATTTCTTTTTGAGTAGTAGTTTTCCCACTACTTACACCACCAGCATCAGCACAATAAAAAATCGGGTATTCTTTCCAGCACTCCCTTTCCCTTGCAGTAGTTCGGAGGTTAACTGCAAATCGACTACCTAAGATAGCCCCTAATATTGGCCATAGGGAGTGTAGCAATCGGATTGGGGGCTGGTTAAGTGTTCTGGCGCGGGATATGATTGCCTCAGCTAAAGGTTGGGGTAATATTTGAAAAAGATCAATCTCTTTTTTCTGATAATGCTTACCCCTTAAAAAACCCTCTAATCCTGTTTTAATAGCGTCCCCTTCCGCTATTTCTGTTTTACGAATTTCGATTAAATGCCGTATTTCTGTTGGCTTTTTACCAGTGGCTTTTGCCCATAAATCGACTTTTTCTTGCCATTGGGTTCTAGTGATTTCCTCTTGTCCAATACAGCCGTCAATGGCTGTTATTAAGTCTTGGAAAGTCATAGTTTCTGTTACTGTGACTTCCTTCTCTTTTTTCTCCTTTACTTCTTTTGGTTTGTCAACTATCGAGGCTAATAGTTCTTTAAGATCAATTTTCTTTTCCTCAATCCAGTTGATGATATCTACCCCCTGAGAATCTGGCAAGTGATTCCATATAAGAGAGTCTGGATAGGCATAAAGCCATTTTGCTTCTGGGAAATCTTGATAAATTTTCTGGCAGTGAGCTACTCCCCCTTTGTCACGGTCCGGGCATAAAACTAATTTTGCTCCCTTTAAAGCTTCTGTGTGAGACGGTTGCCATTTCTTTGATCCGCCTATATTGCAAGTGGCAACTAATCCAAAAGATTCAAGCTTTTCTACTTTAGTCTCACCCTCGACTATATAAATCGGAGTTCCTTCCTTGATAGCCTTTTCTAGGCGATCTGCGTGGTAAAGAGGTATATTTTTGTACTCAATATCACCTATGCCCCACTTCCAGTTTTTACCATTATCTGTAGAGTGCTGTTGTTTTATATCCTTTTTCCAAATACCATCTTCTTTGTAATCCTTCCGGTACACACGGACTCTCACCCCATTGGCAAGAGGGGGATAAAGGAAGTATTGGGTTTTTTCTTCTTTATAGGCAGAAAATTTGACTTCTTTTTTAAGATAGTAGAGCGGTGTACCCTCACTATCTACTTTGCTCGATTTTTCCCATCCTGGTGCGGGGTCATAGTTTCGTTTGCAGACTGAGATGGTATTGCCGTCATCGGCTACATACATATAGCACCAATCGGGCTTGCCACAGTGGGGGCAAGGATTGTTTTTGTCGATCTTGACACGGTTAGAGTTTTGTGTTACCATAGCTTTATATGAAAAGTGTTTTGTTTACACGACCCGCCTCCAAGCGGGTTTTTTATTGGGTAGATGGAGTGGTAGGGAACAAATCAAAGTATTTACTATCCTAGCAGAATTTTCTTGATCGGTAAATACTACACTTGCACTACACCTGCAAATCCTTGCTACGCTTAGGTTTTAGGCTATGCAAAGAGTTGTAAAACGCGGCTTCCCCCTCTTTCCTTGCATTGAGTTCGGTATCAACGGGAATGATAAGGTAGGATTTTAGTGCAATTTCGATCACCTCTGGAGTTTTCAAACCTAAAATCTCGGCTCTTTGGCACATCTCAGCCCATAACTCTTTTTTTACTCGGACTGACACAACTTTTATAGGGGCATCTTGATTAACAGACATAGATTAAGCTATGAAATACAGAATTTTCTGTATTATACCACAAAAGTTGAGTTTGGCTATAAGTTTTTTGTAAGTTTTTTGTAAGTTTTTTGTAAGGTAGTGTAAGATAAGGGTATCTTATCAAAATATGATTTTATGGCTACACCACGGTTTAATAGTGACGGGACACCTCGCAAGCGAGTCAAGGCTTCGGCTCTGACAGAAAAAGGTATAGTGCGAATGGCTGGCACTATCAAGGGAAAGCGGCTAAGCTTGGGCATGACTCAAGCTGAGTTTACCGAGTGGATATTGAAAGAAGGTAAGCGGTTGGGCTTGCCTGGCACAGAATTTTCTAATGGCGCAATTCAGAACTGGGAGCTAAAAAATATCGCTAGTTGCCCTGATCTAGGGAATATGCGGCTGTTGGCTGCTGTATTTGGGCTTGATACGGATTCTTTTGTGAACTATCTTAATGGTGATTGGCCGACAATTCAGGATTTTCTCAAAGACCCAATCAATCAAAAAAAGGATTGTGTTAAGAATCCTAATCTAATCCCGGAACTTTTTCAGGAAGCTGATACTCAGGTCAAGGCAAAACTTGTAATCAAAGAAGTCGAGTCTCTTTATTCAAAACTGGATGAGTTACAAAAAATGATTAAAGAGATCGATCTAGAGGATGTAAAGTCTTTTCTGTGTTCCGCCCCAAAGGAATTACAGAAAGAAGTTTACCAATATTTACAGGAGAAACTAATCGGAGCGTAACAGAAAAAACAGAGGGTTAACCCTCTGTTTTTTCTTTGAAATTCATTCAAACATATCATTTGTTGCTTGATATGTCCTAACTGGAGTAAATCCTTCTTTATCTTTTCGGTTAATTCCGTAGGCACTCAAGTACGGACCACAAAGGGGAACAACTTCTAGATGTCTGTAATAATTCTCTAAGTTCCATCGGCTACCATCAGAAAATTCGTAAACTGTATATCCGTAAACTATTTCAATTTTTTCTACACTCCCAAGTATCCTTTTAGTGTGTTTATTTCTAAAAATCTTTTTTTCTGCCCGTTGTTTTTCTTTTTCTATTTTTTCTGGACTCAGATGTACGGGGTCAGGACAAGGCCACTCTATCTCACGGGCGGGACAATCTAAAGCCACAAAATTTAAAAACATAATGAGTTACTCCTAATTCATTTGATTTTTTGACTAATTACTGATCACTTACTTCTGATAACTGACGACTTACTTCTGCTATCTGATAACTAAGAATTTGCATATCAAATGTCTTGCACTCTATCTCAATTAATAAAACTTTAATCGTTTCTAATGCACATCTTGCTTCTACACAGTCTAAAGACGCTAATTTATCGAGCATCTGTTTATAGAGGATAGCTTTTTCCTTTTTATTGAAGCCACTAGCATCTTCTAACTCTAATAATCTTTCGATCATTTCTTGAAGCTGAGAAGAGGCTGGCTCATTTAAGATCAGTGGTTCTGTCATTACCTTACTCCTAATTGTTTTGATTTTTGACTGATAACTGATAGCTGATTCTAGACTAATCTAACTTAGATAACAAAGCTTTAATTGTATTTAATGCAATGCCTTCTGGTGTATATCTTGGTACAGATGATATAGTCAATAGCTCTTCAAGCATCTGATTAAAAAATTCTAATCGTTCCTTTTTATCGGAGAAAGGAAAAACTAAATCACCAACTGTATCTGTTAGTTTTTTGGCCATCAACGAAATTTGAGGATCGCGTGCGTAATAGTCAATTTTTTGGCTCATTGTTTTTCTCTAATTTATTTAATAATTTTTTACTGATAACTGACAACTAATTTTAACTCAATCTTTCTACAAAATCAATGACTTTTCCCCATAACTCTTTAGGGAAATCTACGGTCATTGTATTATCGCTTGTTTGCCTTGCGTTCCCCTCGTTTACTAGAGTGATTAGCAGACCCTTAGCCTCTTTAGCTTTGGGAGGAAGTTTAATTGGTTTTGGCTCTAATTCGTCGCTGGGTTTTACACTTCCATCAGAGTCTAGAAAACTTGGATTCTTAGACTCTATAAAGTTGGCTGTTATCGATTGAACCAATTCTCCAGTGGCTTTTATTCCTTTTTCTTCTGCTATAGCTACAGTCTCCAAAAGGACATTTTCTTTCTCTGAAAGTGTTAGTTCATTTTTCCTCACAAGGTTGTGTAAAGTCGTTTCGGATACCTTACCTTCGATTGCTTTTAATGTCGAAGCAGACATCGAAGAAATCTCTAGAGTTCGATCATATTCTGATTGTTTCCATCCTGTTTTTTTGCAAAACTGTTGACGGGATTCGTCTTCGGTGAAACCTTCTAATCTGTCCTCGTGTAAATGTCTTTTAATCAATTTCGCCTTGTCATACACCGATAGTTTTTCGCTGTCAGTGCCGTAACTTAGCATTTGATACTCTAAGTCCCGGACGGTCAGACCTGCTACTAGAGGCTTAATAATCGCCGAAACATTAGGAACAATAATCCCTCGAGAGGCTAAAAGTAACCAAGCTAATACCCTTCGATGCCCGTCCATAGGAAACAATCTATCACCGTCCGCAATTAAGTGCAAGGGTTGATGGATTACTCCTGATGCTAGTATCCTGTCAGCTAATTCTTGAATCAAATCCAAATCGTAGGCGATACGGGTATTCCATCCGTTTTCGCCAGAAATAGACTCAATTAGGTCTTGACTAAAGGTTAAGGGAGTTTCGTTAGGTAGGACGTGCATTTTGCGGTCGTCATACAGTCCTATCCTCGGACCGATGAAGTCACGATTGGCTAACCTGAAAGAAATTAGTCGAGGATCAACTACGATTAATTCTCCCCGTGCAGAGCCGTAAGCTCTGATTTTGTCTCTTGAATTTGTACTCATGTGTTTTACTCCTTAGATGTGTTTGGTTTGTAAGGCCAACTGTGATATGTTCCGTATATTTCTTTGTAGTCACCCTCGACTACAAAGTTAGAGGCTATTGCTATAGAAAGCATAAACAAGTTAGCATCTGTCTTTAATTGTTTAGGAATAAAAACATCTGTCTTGCAAAAAGCAAGAAATAACCACACCCAAAATGTTATTTTCTTTGTAATAGATTGATTCCAATCGTAATTATCAAGAAGAAGACAATCCATTATATTGCCTTTGATTGCGGATTTATAAAACAGTTCTAAATAGTCTAATTTAGGATTCTGCTTCACTTCTAATACTAAAGCGTCAACGTATTGTTTAGCTTCGATAGGCAGTCTATCGTATTGTTTCCGAACTAGCATTGCGCGTCGAATGTCCATTTGTTGAATGTCCATTGGGTTACTCCTGTTTTAGATTATTTTTAGTTGTTTCTTGCTTTATTCGTAGTCCCAATCATAGGGAGGTTCGTTGACATAACCTTCTTCTACAAAATAACTAGCTATAACAAGAGATTGCAGAAGAAGACAATAGTTTTCTTTGAGAATTCTAGGTATTACTACACCTGTTAGTAACGAATACAGAAACAGGAATATCCTAGTTTTTAAGTACCAAAAACACCCTCCTTCTCTGAAAAGATCAGCGTCAATAAATGCGCCGCTCAAAAGTACATCTATGCCACCTGTTTCGATTGCGCCATCATAAAATCCTTTTAACACTGTTGATACAAAGGGCTTTTTCGATGCTCTGGTTGCTAAGCGATTGACGTAATGCTTGGCTTCTTTTGGTAACTCATCGTAACTTAAATCGATTAGTATTCGATAGGTTTGAGTGTTCATTGTTTTACTCCTTAGTTGTTGTCGGTTATTTCTTTATACCAGCTTTTTTCTACTAGAAAAATCGACGCTAGTGTTAAAGCTTTTCTGAAAAGATGTGGATATTTCTTGAGAGGAGAAGGAATAGTAATTCCTGTACATATAGGCATAACAATAGTTACGACCCAAAACTTAAACCGATTAATAAAAGAAAGATTCCATTTATCATCGGATAAATACGGATAGATGTATCCTTTTTGTATATCCCCTTCCCACCACCAGATTAATATCTCATTAGTTACTTGACTGGTTTCAGATGCTTTTAACAAATCATCGATCCATTTTTTTGAGTCAAAAGATGATTCGAGGTATTTATTTTTAACTATAAGCTTAAGTAGTCGATTTTTGAATTGCGGGTTGATGTTCATCGGTTTACTCCTTGATTGTGTTAATTATTGCTGACAACTGATAGCCAAAATCAAACTATTGAAATTTATCAACTGCCCCCCTTTTTTTTATTATTTCATCTGTTTTATCCATCATTATTGATGTAAAAAGGTCAAGAGCATCTTGGTTACTTTGCGCTAATGCCATTAACTCTTCTGGGTTAGATTTCATGAAAATATCTAAATTAGTAGCCATGATAGATAAAGCTTCAATTTTTCGCTTTAAACTCCAATCTTTCGTTAATTTTTCTTCATGTGTCACTGTTTTACTCCCTAATTGTGTTAATTCTTACTGATAACTAATAACTGATAACTAATCAGACTTCTAAATACGCCAATCGCTTTCGACTAAACGCGTTGAAGCTAACAGTAACGCCCTTTTAAAAAGAACGAAATCTTTCCTGATTGATTGTGGTATAGAGATTCCCGTATAAATAGGAATAAAAGTCGTGAGTCCCCAAAATTTAAGAGCGTCAATGAAAGAAAGGTTAATGCCTTCTATTTGCCCGCTCCCTTGCCAGTACCACCACTCTAAAAGCTGTTTAACTCTTGGATTAGTAGATGATTCTAGAATATTAACCCATTTTTTTGCGTCGTCAGACAAGTTGTCGTAGGTATTCTTTGAATCATACTCAAAAGATTTACTTATTTCCAAATCATTCCAATCAAAACCCCACTTTTTAACACAGACCGTGAGGACTGGAAAAGAGGTAACTTTTCCTTTAATCCAGATATAATGTTTGCCTGGTTTTAATGAGTCTATCAAGGTGATTTTTTCGAGAATAAACAAGTATGTTAAATCAAGCTTGATGGTTTCCCATGTAAATTTACACAGGATTTTAAAGTTCAAAGTTTGATCGGAATTTACATTGCTAACCTGTCCATACAAACAAATAGAATCATTACTTTTAACTAAGGCTTGTTGCACTTGATCAGCAGTCAGTTCTGTCCACCAACCACGGCTTAAAAGATTCATGTTCAATACTCCTTGATTTCTATTTTTAGATTTTTCAGTTCTTCGAGCTTTTTTTCAGTTTGTTTAATTGCTTTAAGTCTTTTTTCTTCACTGACAACTGACAACTGACAACTGGCAACTGGCAACTAACTATTAAAAATCTTCAGTAACAGGTTCGCTACCACCATAATCAATATCTTCACTGCTAACTTCTATTGGCTTTTGTCTCGCGTCTATAGCTTTTTTTAGGAGGTCAGCTAGTTCTTTTGCAGTGGTTGCTTTTTGTGCTATTTCTTCAGCTTCTGATTGAGGTAAGTTTTGAGAAACAGCCCAAGCAATACCAGCTTGTTTGCGATCTTCTGGTAGCGATGGTGAAGGGTTAAGCATTTTTGCGTTTCCCATCGACGCAGGAGTTAGAGTTTTTACAGGTTCTACATTTCCTGTAAATTGCTGAAAAGCTTTTGTTTCAATGATTTCTAGAACTTGAGATGCTCTGCTAGGGTGAACACGAATCGACAAAAGGCTAAAAGTTTTTCGTTTTCGTGTGCCGTCTGGTAAAGGATAAGATAATTCTCTTAAGCCGCGTTCTAATAAAAAGGGAATACCAATCAAACTACCAGCAGAAGTTTCAATCGCTAACAGTTGTTCTGTCAATCCGATAATATCCCATTTTGAGTGAGTCTCAACTTCAAAATAACCTAATTCGCCTAGCTTGGGTAAAACAATCTGCAATCGCCCAACTTGCTTGCATTTACACCCTGAATAACTTCCGTCAGGGTTTTGTTGTCGTTTGCATGGGATGGGATTAGTAGCAATCATTTTGCCAGCTTGCTGATAAATCACTTGCTTTTCTTCGTCACACCGAATCATCAACCCAGAAGTTTTTAAATCTTTATCACTCCACTGCTCCATCCAACAAGGAAATACTTGATCTGTATAAGGAAAAGGTAACAAGCAATCTAATTGCTTAGGCTCTTTCCCGTAAATAGCGGTAAATTTTTCGCTGATTCCCTGAATATCAGAATCAATTCGGAAGTATTCTAAATCATCTCCGCTTATTAGAGTGCCAGGTTTTTTAGGGTTTTCTTTTTTTTCTCCCCCTTTGCGAATTTTTCCTAATAGAGGAAATCGGGCTTGTCTTGTCGTTAGAGATTTGATAGGCATTGTTTTTACTCCTAAAATGGAAGGTTTCTATGTAGTTCAGAATAGATAGATGATGGAAGCTCGTCTATTTCTTTGCCAGCAAAATATTTGACCACACTTGGGCAAGTAACATCATGAGACTCGGTTACTTCTCGAAGCTTTGACATAACCACTTGCTGTGCTTGAGATACAAGAAGCTCGTAGCAAGCGTCAGGGTCTTCGCCGTCTTCTGGCTTGCCATGAATATTTATACTTACATTCACGGACTCAAAGTTACCGAGGTTGACTTTTTGACTATATTCTACTGAGATATGGGTAATAAGCATCTCTCCTCTCTTAAACTTGATTAATACAATCTTATAGTAAATTACTAGAATTGTCAAGATTTTTAAGAAAAAAACTTACAAAAAACTTACAAAAAATAATAGTACAAAAGAACTAAGTTATTATTGTAATTAGATTGTAGATAAGGTGATCTACATTAGAATCCTTGATATATATAGGTTTCAGGCTTTGTAGATACTGTTATTGCTATCCCCCGATATTATTTTTTCTTGCCTCTCTTATTGTCCAGTCCGTTTATCATTCCTTTCTTTTTATTTTTCCTCTATGATCCGTCAACGCCATCAACAAAGCCTGAAACCCAGTCCTTGCAAGGATTTCGATTGTCGATAAGGTTATTGACAATCTATCTACAATGACAACGAGTAAATATACTTAGTACAAACGTTCAGAAATTATTCTCCTATATAGTTGATATTCATGGGAGAATGATCTAAGATAGGATCGAGTAAACAAAACACACACTGCAAATTATGACTAATCTGCAATTTAAACTAGCTCAGCTAAATAAAACTAAGCTTTTCTGCAAAGACCTTTATCCAGGTGATTGGTGGATTAATACAAGCCATGAACGGGAATCTTTTGGCGTTCAGATATTAATCGGAAATGTTAAAGATCATGATCATTCTTTTCAAGTATTTATCGATAGCGATTTTAATGTTAGCATTGAAGGCTCTTTACTATATCACGGGTGTGATGCTTGGGTTGAAATTAGTTCAAACGAACAAGAAATAGGATTTGAGATAGAGACTATCATCGAAGATGATAACTATTTAGAAAAACTACGAAAAGATTTAACCAACTTGATTCCTAAAATTAATGAAATGGTAGATGTCATTTCAGAATTTACCGAACAATTCAGCAGGAAAAATTTAGATGAAAAAAGTACCTGTTATTCCTGAAATTTACGAGCAAAATTATCCAACTAAGATTTTTTATTTTACAGGCGAGTGGTCATGCCAGCCAAAATACTCATCTCGCCGTGTAGCACGCCGTAATAATCCTAGTGTGTGGCTACCAATTTTTAAAGCAGATGATGGTCAGATAATTTGTCTTGCTTGGCTACAGTCGGAAGTTGATCCTAATTAAATACTCCAAAAATAAAAAGATGCTAGAACTTCCAGCAATCGATCAAACAACAGTTGCCAGCGACTTTTTAAAAGGCACTACACCCTTTTTGCAAAAAATAAGCCTTGATTTCGTATTATGGATCGAGCTAAAATTGATTTAGTTTTTGAAGGTATTTAATGAATAAGCCTGTTTATTGTTTAAGCAAAGGATAGTTATGTTCACAGAAAAACTTGCAGAATATGCACATGAAGCTTGGTCAGGGTGGATGAGATATCTCTTCTCAGTATCCACAGTAAACAGTGACGGTTCGGTGACAATACCCGCGTCGCTGGTAAAGCGATGGACTAGGCAGATGAACACACCTTACCAGATGCTCTCAGGTAGCGAACAGCGTAGTGATATTGTGGAAGCAGAAAAAATGCTTGAAATTATGTCAGGCGATAATGGTCTTGATTCCACTCAAACAATCGTTGCCAGTGACTCTTTAAAAGGTACTGGATAGCTTGAGTTTTGAAAAACCCGTACCGTGTAAGCCGATTGGATTGACCCCCAATCGACTATTTGTTGCGCTTCTGTGTAAACTATGCTTCGCGATGCCGTAATTACCCATTCCCGTTTTACCGTGGCTCCGTCGTAAATTCTCACTGTGTAGCTGTCTAGTTCCCCCCCTGCATAGGGAACATCAACGTAGTCAGTCCATCGCCCGTTCAACCGCGTCCGGCGATACCAACTGATAATTACATCATTTCCGCTTTTTTGCCCTCTCACGGACGCGGAAAAAGGTTTTAATCCCTCTAATCTGATTGTGTAGGGTATTGGCTCTCCTATCTCTGGTTCTGATAATCCCGTGGGAACCACCTTAAACCGTGCCTGCTGATTAATATTGTAAAGCTCGATTGGGAGACGGATTAGATAGTCGGTGAGCAGTACAAATCTTTCGCCTACGGTATGTTTATCGATATAAAACTCAGTCCCCTTTACACCACGAATCATATAAGAAATGTCAAAAGTCAGGGGATTGCTTGAAACAATAGTGGCATTTTTAAAAGCGATAATTTCACCAGTGGAAAACCATCCTAATTGTTTGCCAGATAGAAAGTTTTCTAAGGTAACAGGTTCTAATTCTCCTGAATCCATTCTTATCCTGATCAAATTAGTCGTATCGATAAAATGCGGGGATGAATTGTTAAATTTTGAAGAAAAGCTTAATACAGTACCTATCGTACTTTTTCCGAAAACACTTGTAGCTAAACTATAACTTAATCCATTATTATCAGAATAAAATAAGCCTCCAGTTCTAAAATCAGAGTTACCGTCAATCGCCAAGTAAAGTCCTATGTCAGTATCTCTGTTTTCAACTATTGGTATCTCAAAAGGAATAGCGGTTGCCTGACCATAAGATCGTGGAGATTCTGTAGATGTGAATGGATTATTTACGATTACTGTGGGGATAAAACTACTGGTAGGTTCCCCACCACTTGTATATCCTTGATAGCGAGTAGCTTCGATTTCTATTAAATAATTAGAGCCGCGTACTTTTTTAGTAATTTGTAGAATTTCTCTATGAATATTTTGATCACTATCTGTATAGATTAAATCCCCTACTTTTAAACTATCCCACGCTGGTAGTAAAAACATTTTTGAATAGGTTTTTGATTGGATTCTACTCAAGAAAAGGATTCTTGATGCTGTAGTGATAAATAGATTATCTGTAGAAATTAATCGAGTGTTTATACTTAATTCGTTTGTGTGGATTGCACTAGGGTCAATCGCGGTAACAGATACGTCATTATAATCGTTTAAAACATTTTTCCCTGATACTACAACTGCGCTAGGAATCTCCCGAAAATGAAGTAATTTTTTCTCGTCAATATCAATCGGCTTTTCTCCGAATTTTTTAGCACCTAATGAATTGCGAGGCACAAAAGTTAAGCTAGAAGATTCTTGCCTTTTAAAAACTATTTTATCTTTTGGTTCTCTAGCTACAATAAAAAAGGTTCGCATAATTTCTTCTATTTGATCAGCGAAAGTTGTCCCATCAAATAGTAAATCAAAACCTTCTACTGTTTGGTCACCAATATCACTAATATCAATTTTACTATCTTCTATTTTTGCTATTTTACAGATAGTTTTTATAATATCTTTTACCTTTGGATTTTCTCCACTTTCTCCGATTACCTCAACGTCAACGCGGGGAAATCCACTACCTTCAAATTCAGCGATAGGGTAGTTATCGAATGCTAAATAAGAGTATCCTGTAAATGCAGGTACAGGATTAGATTCTTTTCCTTGAACAACTGATGATGGAGTTGTTTGGTTGCCAGTATAAATTGTGCAATGCTCAATAAATTTTGCGCTTTTTTCCCCTGAATCCTGCCCATAAACCAAAGTATTGTTTAACCATACGCGCCGCACGGAACCAATCTCGCGCCCTATTAAAAAAGCGCAAGTCATAAAATAGCTAAACTCCTCGGTAGTTTGCCCACCACCACCCTTTCCCCCTTGTCGTCTTCTAGTCTTTACTTCTTTCAGTGGTAAAGCCCAAAACATGGTTAAGCTATCTTTTCGTACCTTGCCAAAAGGATAGGATAGGCTAGTGCCATATTCAGCAGTAGGGACACCAGTATCCTCAATTTTTCCTTTTTGTTGAGTAGGCGGTTTAGGGGCAAATAAGGATAGTAATAGATTAGATGCGAGTCCGATTGCTACGGGTACGAGAAAATTAGCCACGGGTTAGATAAAGTGAGTATTTTCTCTATTCTAATAGGTTGAGCAGGAATCGAACCTACCTAAGACGAATTATGAGTTCGTTGCCTTAACCGCTCGGCCATCAACCCTTAACCTATTTAGGGAAAAACAAAGCAGGAGAGATATTAAAAAAATCGGCTAATTTTTGAATATGAACAGCCGTTAACTCTTGTTGTCTATTAAAAATATCATCTAAAGTTGACTGATTTTCAAAAATAGATAATAAATCTTGCTTCTGCAAGTTCTTTAGTTCTAACAAAAATTTCAATAGTCAATTCCATAAATATCAGGTATTACCTCGTGTGTTTCTTCGTATTCATAAATTAAAGCTCCTAAAACACTTAAATATTCCCTTTCTTCTATTGTTAATTGGATTTTATCTAATCTAATTTTATCTAAAAAAGAACTAATAACTTTTTCCGTGTTTTCTAATTCTTTCTTATTATGAATAGGACGAGGTGGGTATTGCTTTAATAATTCTAAGTATTTATCTGTATCAAACATAGTGTGACCTTGATTCCTGTAACTTTTTATTATAGGTCAAGTCTTTGATTTTGTCAATATGTTTTATTTTAGTGGGTTGGGCTGGATTTGCACCAGCGTGGAATTAAATCTACAGATTTACAGTCTGTCACCTTCGGCTACTCGGTCACCAACCCTTACCTAAATTTATCTTACTATAATTTTTAATGTTTGTCAATCATATTGGTTTTTGATTTTCTTGATTCTTTTGAGATTCTTGTAAATTAAGAAGTTGAAGGATTGCTTCTCCTGCGTCTTTACGCGCCATGCTACAAGTCCAGAGTCTTTGTTCATTGCGCTTGATAATGATAATTTCTGTATCAGAAACTGAACAAATTAAATCATTTTTCTGTTTTATCAGTTGATTAAGAGATTCTATTCGTTGCTTTTGTTCCAATTCAGAAACGGGTTGAGGTTTTTCTCCGTACTCTTGTGTAGAGAAAACAACAGCTAACATAAAACTTTTTGTTTCTTTAAACTGAAACCGAATAATCTGCCAACTAAATTCACCATCAGGCTCTAATTCTCGATTCCAAATATTTAGAAAGGTTTGTAAATAACTTTCTAATCCTTTTTGAGTTTGACAGTCTTTATTAATATCACTAAGAAGTCCTTGATTTTGCTGAGGATAGTTTTCAGCAGGTTCTTCTGACTCACAGTGGTAAATAGGGGAAGAGTAACAAGAATTAAATGGAACTATAAACATAATTGGTTTATTCTTTGTAAAAATTAAGATCATACCAAAAGTAATCTTTCCAAAAATTTATCAATTTTATATTTTTTTCAGTTATTAATTTTCGCCAAAGACGAAAATTCTTGAAAAAATTATACCATCCATGAGGAACATCTTCTTTAATAGTTTCCCAAATGATAGGTAAATAGCTTTTGATAAGTTCTACTGACTCACTGTTTTGAATAGAGTAAGAGTAGCAAGAATTGAACAGTTTTACACAAAACATATTGTGACTCCGATTAATTTTACATATGAAGTTCTAATGTTTGTTCATCGCCAAGATACCATTCTTTATCACTAAGAAACCAGAAAAACATTTCTTTACAAGAATTAGTACGGTCTTTCTCAGATATTAATTCCTGCCATAAACGAAAAGCGTCAAAAAATTGCTCCCATCCATAAGGAACATCTTCTTTAAGATTAGTCCAGATAATAGGTAAATAGCTTTCAATAGGCTTATAAAGCCTATTACAAACATAAACATAAAAACCAAAAGACAAGGTATAAACCAGCCCTTTAGTGATTAACATAAATCCCCACGCAGAAATTAAGAGTAAAATCAAGATTAAGGTTATCGGTTTTATTTTCATCTACTTATTTTACATTTAATTGTCAAAAGCGAATCCTATTTTTAGACTTCATTTTACTTTAACCTTTCTAAATGTTCTATATTATTTTACCACAATTAAAGTTATCTGTCTATAGCTTTAATAAGAAAATAAATTAAATTTATCTTTTCTGCCGTCAGTGTTCTGAGTGTCATTAAGATTTCTATTAATTTATCCTTAAGTTCTTTTTTAGTGGGTTCTGTGTCAGTTGGTTCATAGATGAAAGTTTTAGCACTTCTATCCTGTTCTATTCTAATCAAAGTGTATTTTTCCATTGTTTATAATTCAATTTCATTATCACCGGCAAGAAATAGTGATATATCGAAATGATATTCACTGTCACCATTTTGAGGAACTACTATTCCCCCAAATTCTAAAAGTTTATTGTCAAGGAATTTTTTCGATTGTTTTAAAGAAATGTAATTTTCTATGGCAAATTCTTTGGCACTAATCGGCTTTTTGTACCGATATTTAAAGTCTGTGTCAAGTTTTTTGTTTTTTGTGTCAGCCCATGAAAAATAGTCTATTGTTACTCCTATAAACAGACCAAGTAATAAAGTTGGTACTCCGATAAAAAGCAAAGCGAAAATTTGATAAATTTCATTGTTCATTGTGTGCCTTCCTTTTGGATGTAGGTTTATCTTAGTATATCTAACCCTTGTTTTCTAATTCTTTGAGCGAGGTCTTTATTAAATATCCTTGATTCTTTAATCACAGTAATCTGATTACTTGGCCAATATTCTAGTAGAAAATCAAAGACCTCAATAGAAGTTGTGCGTATTCTAGCTTCTTTGCTATACCCTTCTAATAATCGGTAAAAAAGGAACAGTCCACTAAGCAGGTCTTTTTCGATTACCCAAAATGTTAATTTAATCAATGTACTGTTAACTTGCCAGTGTTTTAGTAATTGACATAGTTTTGTTTCCTCTAGTTGCCAATAAGTAAAAAAATCTAAAACATTAGATATTACTGGGCAGTCGCTTCTACCTATGAAATCAGATACTAAGGCATCGATTGCCTCTAGAGACTGACACATCCCGATAGAAGCAATCGATAACCCCTCTAGTTTATATCCTGAGATAATTTGTAACATGGTTTTGTTTTGTTTATTCTTTATAGTTGTTGATAGTTTCCCAGAAATGAATTTTTGTTGTTGATTTATTGTTTTTAAGTATTAGCTTTCGCCAGCAGTAAAAGCTTTCAAAAAAAATATCCCATCCATGAGGAACGTCAACAAAAATATTATCTAAAATGATAGGTAAATACCTTTCAACAAGATTGCGTATTGTCAAGATTAAAGAGCGTGGTTTTATTCCCATTTCTTTTAGTTCTGTTTTGGTCAGTTTCTTTTTTAAGAATTGATTGATCTTTTTATCTAGTTGTGTTTGATTCATTGTTTTTTGGAGTTACTATTTAGTTTAATCTTAATAGGGTTTAAGTTTAATTGTTTTTATTAAAAACCGTAAGGCTAAACCCTACGGTTTTTAATCTGTCACTGTAAAGACTTAATAAATTGGTTTAACCGCCAATCCCCACGGGTTGAGGTACAGGCTGAGGTTTACTTAAGTCTCTAACTACCAGGGGATTTTCTACTAAATAAATAGCGTGTTTTAGTTTAGCCGATGCTAATTGTGCAGATTCTAAGCATCTGCGTTGAGTTTCTGTTAGTTCATTTTTGTTGATATGTGTAGTTAATTTGTCTCCATATCGAATTAATAACCGTTTAGTCTGTTGTTCTCTTTCCCGTAAATAATCGACTGCTGATTGTCCATAGAGTAATTCAATTCCGTAGTCACTTTGTTTGCAAACTACTTTCTCGTTACGCTCTTTTTGAAAATAGTTTTCTATCCAATTCATCCGATTATGTAGCTTAGGACCATAAGAAGCATTCGATGGACTGCATCCTACCCAGTGAGACTGCTGTAATACTTCAAAAGGAATGATTTGACCTCTTTGGATATTTTCTATGTCTTGAATTCTTTTTTGCCGATTTTGTTTTTTCAGTTCTGCAATTAGTTCGTTAGCGTCCATTGTTTTCTCTTGATAATAAAGAACCCCTACCCTAACCATGCCACAATACCCTACCAAGCCTTACCAAACCATACCATGCCAAACCAGACCTAACCTTACCAAGCCACAATACCTTACCCCGCTAAACCAAACCATGCCAAGCCTTAATACCCTGCCTGACCCCACCAAACCTTACCACACCAAACCTCACCGGACTTCACCTCACCACGCCAGACCGAACCTAACCTTACCCCACCTTACCGAACCTCGCCATACTCCACCACGCCGTACCATGCCTCAATACCCTACCTTACCTCACCCTACCAAACCGAACCTCACCTGACCCCACCAAGCCTCGCCAAGCCCCACCAAACCTCAATACCCCACCTCACCTTACCCCGCTAAACCAAGCCATGCCAAACCTTAATACCCTACCATGCCTTACCTGACCACACCGGACTCTACCACACCAGACCACACCGGACCTCACCACACCGGACCAAACCCTACCTCAATGCCCTACCAAACCTCACCCCACCTTACCTCAATACCCTACCTTGCCCGACCTAACCTGACCTTACCCCACCGAACCTTACCAAACCAGACCCCACCTGACTTGACCTTGCATTACCCGACCTTACCTCACCTCGCCTAACCATACCTCAATACCCTGCCACACCTCACCCTACCTTACCTCACCATGCCAGACCAAACCACAATACCCTACCATACCCGTCCTAACCTAACCTCACCTGACCTTAGCGTACCGTACCATGCCTTACCTCAATACCACAGATTAAGGGGCATTAAAGCCCCTTGATTAATTAAGCAGCTATATCATAGAAGCCAAGCATATTGAATTGTAGGACTTTAAACTTACCAAATTTAACACGAAAGTCACCAATCCCAATACGACGACCAGCATCGACAATGAAGTTTTTTACTGAGTCAACGTCGATCAATGAAGTATCAATCAAGAGAGACGCAGCACCGACATAACCGCTAGGGATTCTTACTCGGTTTCTCATGATTTTAGAAGTACCAATCCGAACGGATCGACAATCAACGAATCTGCCATAGGGGTCTTCCCACATTTCAGAAGCGTCTTTTGTACCTTCGTAATCTAAGATTATTAACTCATCATCTACCTGAGTAACAGATTGACTAACTTGTTTGCCCATTTTAGAAGCTTTAGCGGCCTCTTGAATAGACCTGATTAAATACTCTGTAGGGACGGCGGGATTGCCGTATCCTTCAAAAACAAAGTCTTCCCCTTGTAAGTAGCATCGCCCTTCTGTTGCCCAAACACCAGAATTTAACCAATCAGCTTTTTCCATCGAAGCTAATACATATTCAGTTTTAGCTTTTCCTCTTCGATTCTTAATTGGTTCAATTGTTTTATTTACTTGATTTTTGGGATTCATACCAGCAGACGAATGCAAAAGCAGGTCTGTTGTTCCTTGTATCTGAACTTCGATAATTTTTAGATTGCTAGTCATGTGGAAAATCTTCCTGAAATTGTAAGTATAGGTAACTTACGTTAACTATACTTAAATATACCATAAGCTTTATAGAAATGTCAAGTAAGAAGTCTAAAGATTTTGCTTTAACAGTCCTATCGCCACAGGGCTTCCCTGATATTTAATCATCTCCCCAGTCTGGGTAGTATTGCAAATAGACAGCTTGTCGCTCGGTAGCCTGCTTTTCAAGTTTTTCAATTTTTTCATCGTCAAAACCATGCTCCCAAATTAGAGAATCAAGAAACTGGTCTTCTTTCTCTATAAACAATTCCTTCTTAACCATGAAATCTTGGCAACCATAAGACATCCCTCCGCTTTTCCCTATAAAAATAAGCGCATTGTCTTCAACGGTCGCCAAAAGCTCTTTTAATTGTTTTGCAGTAATCATTTTGCGTCTCCTGAATGAAAAACTAATTCTTATCAATAAAAAGAGGAAACCCTATAGCTTCCCAGCATTCTAATAGTCTCGGTACGTCAACAGTCTGAACCGTATAATTTGATCCTGTATTAGCAATGAGAAATTTTTGAAAAATTTCTGGGGCGATATAAACGCTAAGGCTGGGAACATCGGCATGATTTGAAAACAAATTACCAGACTTTTCGGCTAATTCAGAGGTAATCCCAACTGAAATATCGGTTATCAGCAATTCTTGATAAACTGAATCGCTTTCATTAGGAAAAACCCATGCAATAAATCTAACAATATAATCAGGTTTTGCATTCATAAATATTTAAAGTAGTGCTAAACTATACTTAAATCTACCATAAGCCTACTAGAAATGTCAAATAAAAATTATTATCCTCTTAATGTCCGTACCTCGTTACCTGAATCTGAAAGACTAAAAAAATACTGTAATTCCCAAAAGCGGTCAATAACCGAGGTCGTCCGGGAATTAATTAGAAGTTTACCTGATGACTAATACTTAAGGATGTTATCGGGATAGCCAATATTAAAAGTGCCAGTCTGTGAACTGGCACTTTTAATTTATTCTCCGATTAATAGTTGACGGTTTCTAGCCTTAGAAAAAAGTTGCTTAACTTCCTTAAGGTTTTCGGTAGGGATGTAGGACGCTTGATTAACCCTTAACCCCTGACACACTAAATGAGAGTGTCCATTTTTTTCTAGCCAACGCTCTAACTCTTTTCCAGACTTGAATCCTAGTTCTTTCCCTAACTCAGCAGTAGAGCGACCCTCAAAACTGACATTCCGTCCGTTTTTACAGATAATTGTTTCAGTGACTTTTTCAACCTTCTCTATGACAATATCTGGACGGCCATCCAACAAGGCTAAAACCTCAGCACCATGAATTAGTCGAATTGCGTCACGCCGATCCATGTAGTAGGTTTTAGCCTTTGTGAGTTCTAACTCAAGTTCTAATTCCCGAATACGCCCACTTTGAGCGGGGATTACTTCTTTGATGATTTGTTTTGCCTTTTCAAACCCATCAACCAGCTTTTCCTTGCAGTCTAAGACTTGTTCCGTATTACGAGAAAAAGTCATTAATAAGGTAGCTTGGTATTCGTTTAAGTAACAGTAAGAAACTTCATAAGTCCCTCCCTGTGGACGTTTCACCACGTCGATTTCAAATCGCACTGGTTCTTTTCGCTCTAAACGGTCAAGATGTTTCTTGATTGTCTTAAGTAAAGTTGCGTGTTCAATCCCCAACTCATCAGCAATCAAACGAGAATCGACGACAAGACAATCATTCTGTGATACTATTTCAATAGCCATATTGGCCTCCTATTCAGGTAATGTGGTTAGTCCCCCGTTAGTACCGGGGGCATTACTACAATTGTACCATCTCACATAGTTGCTTGACGATTCTAGTCAGTAAGAAGAAATAGTCAGGGAGAGAGGATTAAGATAATCCCCTCTCTTTTTTAGTGTCCTGTACTGGTAGCCATTGTTAGATTGTAAATAGATTGTAGATATTGCTATTAACAATAAAACCCTTGATATATATAGCTTCTAGACTTTGTAGATACTGTTGACACTATCCCCCGATATTATTTTTTATGCTCTTATTGTTGAGACTGTCTCCTCTCTTTACTCTATTTTCTTTTTTTCCTGTATAGAGCATCAACGGCATCTACAAAGTCTGAAATCTAGACAGGGTAAAGGTTTCGATTGTAGATAGGGTTATCTACAATCTATCTACAATCCAACTTCCCGCGGTATTGCCTCTTAGTTGCGAGGAAAAAACTCTGGACATCTGTTTTCAAGGGCATTCATCATAACTTTCCTTGTTGAGAGCCTTACTGCTTCGTCATGCAAAATATCCGTTATTTCCGATCCTACACCGGGACCTATATACATTCTTCTTTCATTTTGATAAACAGCATCCTTAATCGCTCCCATAGTTTCCCCTAGTGTCCATCCAGATTTAAGATAGTCACAGGTTCTTTTCTCAAGTATCTCTTGAGTCTGTTGTCAAGAGACAGTGCCACGGTAGGCATCATTCCTAAAAGCAATAAGCTTAAAGCAATCTTTCTCATCGAGGTTGTGGTAATTTTCTAAGATTTTACCACTCCCGAAACAGGTACTCGATAAACCAGTACAGGTGGGTACTCATGGATATAGGTTTTAATCACGCCATTTATTGAGTCGGCGTGAATATATTCCCCGTCGCCCAAATAGATGCCCACATGACCATTTATGCCTGATTTGCGAAAGACTAAAACATCTCCCTTGTCTAGACTACCTTCTACTCTTATCAGAATACTCTCAATAAATCTCACTAAGAAGTTGTTCCTAGGAATGCGTTCGTAGTTTTCGATGATGAAATCGTAGGGTAAGAATCCGACTTTAATCCCCACGCCAGCGATAAATCCTACGCAATCGGTTCCAATACCTTTGAGGGATTGACCATGAAACCAGGGAGTACCAAGCCACTCGATAGCCTCGGTAACAATTTGATTAGCTAAAGAATCGTTTTTTAGTTCGTTCATTTTGTGCGTTTTCCCGTTCTTTCAATTGATTTAAACTATAACCCATATCATTTCGTGATTCTACAGTAACGTTGTTAGTGTTATTGATTACTAAAGATTGATTAGAACTATTGTTATTTGAGGTTGTGGAATAGTTAGGTTTACCTCCGACAAATCCCCCGTTAGCATAATTTTTAATAGGAGCGTTATTTCTGTATTCTAGATAGGCTTCTGTCTCTTTAGGGTTAAGAACTAACTCATCTTCATTGGCTACGATTAAGCGAGGTTTTCGACCGCCACTCATCGCTCGTTCGCGTTGGAAAGCTGAAATGATGTTTTTCTCTATCGGAGCGTTAGCTTTACCTACTTTTCCACCATCACTAAAAAGGCTAAATCCTGTACCTAGAGAAAAGGCAGAAGCCGGAGTAGAAGCAAAACCAGATGGGGCTATACTACCAAGTAAACCAATCGAACCAAGTCCGCCTAGTCCTCCACTAAAAACTCCTGTTATTCCGCTAAGTAGCCCATTAAATAAGCCACCGCCGCCACCTCCCCCAAAGATAGAAGAAAAGATGTTACCTACTGGTTTAAAAATACTGTTTAGGGCATTAGCAAAGAAGTTACCTACTGGCCCGATGATTGCATTAAATACCGATTCAAATGCCTGAGTAATTGGTTTAGTGAATCCATCGATAGCAGAAGTTAAAGCATCGATAGCAGGCTTGGTAATACCCTCAACAAATTTTGTCATGATATTTAATCCAAGACTACTGAAAGCTGATCCTATTCCTTTTCCTTCTCTAATATCAGAGAAAAAGCTTTCAGCCGCGTTACGATTTGGAGATGTGTCTAATGCTACTCGCTCTAATCTTAATTCTGCAAGTTTTTCCCATTCCGAGCGGATATTAGCTACATATTCAGCGTATTCTGGTAATCCTTCATAAACTTGAAGATAATCTTCTAGTTCTTCTTTTTCTTTTTGTAGGCTAATACGTTCGGCAAGGATAGCAGAATCGTCAAATAATCCAGAACCAGATTGAAATTCTAGTCGCATTCTTTGGATAGTTAAATCATTTAACCGGTCGCGAATACTTCTGACTGTATCTCTGGTTCTTCTGAATGATGCTTCCAAGGTAGCCGCTCCCTGATTTCTACCTAATTGTTCAATTGCTTGATCGAGGATCGCTACCTGTTCTTTAGCCAATTCAGCGTTTTTAGCTAAAACCTCAATACTATCTGTCATTTCTTTGACAAATTCAGGGGGAAGGGCTATACCTTCTCTTTGGAATTCCCCTAAGATTTCTTTTATTGCGTCGCTGTATTTTTGTTGGGCATCGGCATTTAAAAGCAAAGTCCGTCGCTGGTCTTCTAGTGATTCAATCTGAGAGCGATATTGTCGAGAGACTTCTGTGGCACTCTTATTAATTTCCTCTTGTACTGTCAGATACCCTTTAGAATTGATAGTCAAGTCAGCGACATTTTCAGAAGCATCTCTTAAGGTCCGTTCTAATGTACGGGCATCCTCTTCTTGTTGTCGTCTAAATCTGATTGATCTGTCAAGAGCATTGTTTAGATTTTGTTGCTCTTCTAATCGTCTTAAAAACTCCTGACTGTTTCGTTCGGCTATTTCAGCATTGCGAATTTGATCAGCCGCCGTGCCAAGATTAGCCGTAGGGAGATTAGGAACGGGGGGTAAATTAGGATTCTGGAAGTTAATCGGATTATCTTTAAGAACTGGCGGTAAATCGGCATCCCAGAAATCATCTTGATTTTGATTAGGTAAAGTCGGTAATTGGGCTATGGACGGGGGAGATGGTAGCTCTTGAGCTATAGATGGGGGACTGCTAAATTCTGGGCCACCTTGACCGCCGCGACTTGTTTGTTTGCCGTCAAGATCGACAAACATTGAATTAGCCCCTGATTGAACTACCCAGTTAGCGATTTTTGCAATTTGATTGGGATCGGTAAAAACAAGGCATCCCGCACTGCCAAGCTGTAAATCGTCTAAATGGAATCCGATTTGTGATCTCCCAGTAGAGAACTTTGGTTCGGCTCCTATCCACGCAGGACCAACAGTTCCTAGCGGAATTTGGCTAGGTTTATAATTTGCAAGCTGTCCAGAATTAAATTGTCGAAGATAACGAGATGCGTGGTTAGCGTCAACAGACCAATTGCCGTCAGGCAGTGGAGTTTCACTGCCACGAATATTGGTTCTATTAGTTCCAATTGCAGACTGCGTTGATGGTCTTCCTGTTACTCCTCCGATTACTGTATCTACTACTTTTCCGTCTTTGATTAAATCAAATTGAAGTATCTCTAGTCCTTCTGGTGTTCTCTGTCCAGATTTTCTTACTAGGATATTTGATCCTTTTTGTAGATTTTGCGGTAATTGTAATGCACTGGGGACAACTGGACTTTGAGAAGGGACATTAGCGCCTTGACCGCCTTGATTCCTTCTGATTTGTTGAACACGGTTTAATGCCCCGCTATTAGCAGGATTGTCGTTATATTGCAGTGCTTCTAGTTCAGATTGAGTACGGGGAGCATTTGGTTGATATTTTCGTAAAGACTGTTCATAAACTTTTAACAGGTCTTCCATCCGTTTCATGCCTTGCCCTGGGTAATTAGCCCCTGGGAAAGATGCCCATTCTTTGCGGGTTGCGTTAATTGCCCCACGAATATCCCCTTTAAGAAGCTCGTCTAAACCACCTCTCATTAAAATACGGCTTAAGGCTACTAAATCTTGAGAGACGGGAGAGAAGTCTTTTAACCCTAATTTTGATTTTTCTTCATCCCATGTAAAATCCATAATCTGGTATCTTCCAGATGCAGAGGAACTGGTTGATCCAAACGGGATTCTTTGACGTGGATGATCCGCAAAAGAACTAAATTGTCCATGTCCAAAAAGGGTGTTATATCCCTTATTTGGCATATTAGCAGTACCTTCTGCATAAGCAATAGTATCAAGGAAAGCCTTAACATAAGGATTGTCTAAATGTTGAGATAATTCTTGTCCGCGGCGTGTTAACCCATTAGGAATTGAAGGTGACTGTAACGGTGGCGGCGGCAAAAACCCTCCCCCATCCCAAACAGGAGCAGGGATAAAATTACCAGGAGCCGGTAATATTAAACCTTCCTTAGCTTTTCTGATTGCCTCGGCAGTTTCTTCTATACTTTTTACCAAGTCTTCCCCAGAAGTCTTGATATTTGGGGGAATAGCTACTAACTCAGAATTGATTAATTTAATCGGTTCTGGGAGTGTATTGAGATTTGCGACAATATCCTTGATTGATTGGGGAATAAAGCCTAATTCTTTATTGGTTTGTCGGATTAAGTCAGCTAAGGTGCGATTAAGATTTTCTTGGGTTCGTTTAATATCCTCAATCGTTCTTAGTCGGTTTCTTTCAGCTTCTTGCTGTTGCTCTTGTAGGTTGCGAATATTTCTTAAGGTAGAGATATAGGAAGTTTCTATCTCTTCGGTTCGGGACTGGAAAGTACGACCGCGACTAGCAAGGTCAGCTTGTCCCTGTACAAATTCTAGGAAAATGTCACCTAACTCTTTACCAGCGTCACTTGTACCGGGTATCAATAACCGGTTTTTGACTTGCTGTACCCTGATTCTATCGGTTGTATCCAGTAGCTGATTTTGGGTATTTAAAAGGTTCTTGTCGAGTTCCCTGACTAAATCACTGTAACTTTCAGATAGGGAACGATTCTCTTTAAATGCTGATAGTTGAGCGTCTTCGACTTGTCTTCTGTAGTCCTCAATCTGCCGGTTGAAGTCAACTATTTGACGGTCAAGGTTGCGGTAATAGTCTTGTAGCGAGGTTTGTTGCTGTAATAGGTTAGCGCGGGCTTGTTCTAGGGCTAATTCCGCTGCAACGATTTGTGATTTAATTTCTATTGGATTACCAGTGTTGTCTGCTAATTGCTGATAAAGTAATCCAATGGCTTGAATCCTTTCCTCTACATCTATTTCAGCATTTCTTAAAGAAGCATTAACACCACCAAACGGATTAGCACGAATTACGTCAATACGTTTTCTTGCAATTTCAGAATCTACTCTTAATTTAGTTTCTGACTGATGCTTTCTTAGTCTATCTTGAGTAGCGTCATATTCAGACTTAGCAAGAGATAATCTAGCTGATGCTAGTTCTTTCTCCGCTTCAAATGTAGCTTTTCTCGTTTCCTCAATCGCATCTACCTGCTCTTGAGTTCGCCCTGATTCTGGAACGCTTAAATATTGTTCTAGGGTTTGCTGTTGTTTTGTTAGGTTTGCCTCAAATTGTTTAATTCGTTCTTTTTGAGTTTGAATTTCAATATTTCTGGTTTGTTCTCCAATTTGCACTGGATTTAAGTTAGAACGATAAACTGCTGTTTGATCATTTAAAGATTTATTTTCAATACGTCGCATTGTTTTTTCGTATTGAACTTCAAAATCTCTTATTGCATCAGTCGCTTTTTGCCATGCTGATTCTAACGGAGTTAGTATGTCATAAAAACCAGCTTCTTCTAAAGATTTTCTGGTTTCTTCGACTATTTTTTGATTGCCTTCTACAATTGCCCTTAAAGCCTTTTTAGCTCCTTCTGGTAAATCCTGTTTATCAATCGCTTCGATACGACTGTTTAATCCTTTTCTTAATGACTCAAAATCAGTCATAAATTCGTCTAAAGGCTTAATCTTTTCTTTTCTAAGATCATTAAGTCTTTTAATTTCTTTGTCTATTTCTCTGATTCTAACTTTACTTTCAGATGTATTTGTTAACCCTGCGGTTGTTCTTTCTTTTTGCAGTCTTTGTATAGAAGCATCAATTATTTTAGCCTCATTAGCAAAGGGGTTAAGTAAGTTGATCGATTTACCTACAGTTTCAGGCATTAACGACTGACCAGTTAATGCTTTTGATATTTCTTGATTAACTCTTTTTAGGTCTCTAGCACTATTTAAAAGCTGACTTTGCGCAAGTGTAAATTCACCATAGTAGTCATTAAAATATTTTTCTAAGCCAGGTGATAATGCTCCTGCTTCTAATCTGGTAGCTTTAGCAATGCGATTTTTTTCTATGTCTTTTGGAGAAGGTGGCCGAAATCCAAATATTTCATTAGGTAGTCCCAGTGGACTACGCCCGTCTTTTATAGCATCATCACTTTTGTAACTAGAACTTTCGTCTCCTAGTATAGCCATTAAGTTTAGTTCTAGCCCTTTTGAGGGAAGTTCATCTCCTCGCTTAACTTTTACTTCTAATGTAGGAGCTTCTAACTTATTTAATAATTTTTGAATATTGTTAATGCTTGCACCTATTTTTTGTTCTGATTCGTTTAAACTGGCCTGTAAAGGATTTGTAAAATCACTTCTAGCAAAAGCCATAAATCCTAGAGCAACAAAAGCCTTAAGAGCGATATTAAGAGCAACTAAAGCCCCTTTAGCCATGGCACTACTAGCGAATAAAGTATCAAATACTCCCCCTAAACTTTTAGCATTAGTAGCCGCTGTCCATATCGCCCCACTCATTCCTTTAAAAGTTAACCATAGTTTACTCAGTAAAGGTACTAAGAACATTTGCCCTAATACAATAAGCTGTTCAAACATAAAAGTTAAAGCAGTTAGCTCAAAAACACCGCTAGGAATAGATTTAAAAAGATTACCTAATGTATTTCCGATTGATTGTATTGGATTGACTGCTTTTTCCCAGTTGTAACCAAAAAAGCCTTTTCCTGATGCACCGTAAGAAATATTCTCTAAACTACCAATAGAAGCGGCGATTATGTTTGTAGTTCCTTTCGCCATGTTTGTAAACAGGTCGTTTTCAGTATTAAAAACGTCATCGATTACATCGGCTAAAATACCAGACATAAATGGGGTTAAAGTAATTAAGCCTGTTTTCCACGCGCCCATTATAAACCCTTGTATATTACTAACAACAGGTGCTATTTTAGGCATTGCTAAAATGGTTGACAGCCCAATGCCAACTTGCGCTACTACGCCAATCGTAAATGCTCCTGCGAGTTGTGAGATAATTCGGAAGTTATCACTAAAAGCCGTAACAATGCCCGATGCTAGATTGGTAATCCCAGCAAACATACCTCCAAAAATATCAGTAAAATTCCGATCTAATTTAAATAAAGCTGTCTCCATCGAAGCAAGCGCACTGGTAAAATCACTTGTACCTTTTTCTGCTGCAGACCCGAATTCTTGTTCTAGAATTTTTGTGACTTTTGGTAAAACTTCATCGGATAAAAGCGAGCCTTTTGCCACTAATTGACCCAGTTCTGCTTGGCTAACCCCTAGTGCTTTAGCAAACACTGACATAGTTGGTGGAAATTTCTCGCCCAGCTGCTGCCTGAGCTCTTCCATTGAGACCTTATTTTTTGCAACCAGCTGGGTATAGGCGTTGAGAACTAAACTAGCATCAAAGGTATTTAATCGCAAGGCTTTAATTGACGCTGTGATAGCAGAAAAAAGCTCTTTAGTTGCTTCACCTTCTAGTTTTGTTCCCTTTGTTGCTACTGCTAATTGAGTATACCCTTCTGACAAAGACTGCAAGGAAACTCGATATTTTTCTGCTAATCCTAACAGATACTTGTATTCAGCGTCAGATTTAAGCGGATCGCCTGTAACAGCGTTCAATCTAGCATTAAAGTTTTCTACTCCCTGTATTCTCTGACTAGCTCCCTGAAAAGCAGGTGATACCATGTTAATCCCACCAGATACAGCTAAAGCCGTCGGTAGTAATGGCAAGGCTAAAGGGGCTAAAGATGCTAATGCTGGCAATAAAGGATTAGACATTGCAGTCATGCCAAAAAGCATACCAAAACCTTCTCTTGCCACGGTTTCTCTTTCGCTAGGGTCTTTGCTAATTTTCCGCTTAATGCTATTACTCATATTCCGGAAAAACTTATCAAAGTAAGATTCAGTACCAAAATCTGCATATTTTTGAGCTAAGGTTTCTATTTTTGCATCAGCGAAAGTAGAACGACGGACTCGATTTAATGCCCTTAAAGGTCGGTTTAAAAATCCTTGTAAAGATGTTTCTTCTTGTCTTTCTTGTTTTAATCTTGCCAATTCAGCGCGTTCTCGGGCTTCTTTCTCTCTGGCAGCGCGTCTGTCAAGAATAATTTTTCTTCTGGCTTCTATATTAGCCATTGCTTTAGGGTCTGGCGCGCCTAATCTACGAAGCCCTTCTATTTCTTCTTGTACCCTTTTTTCTGTTTCTTGTTGTCGTTTTTTCTCTTGTTCTTTAATAGATTTCCATTCTTGAGGCGATTTAATTCTTTGATTCTTTTGAGCTTTGTTAGTTTCTTGTTGGATAAAGACATCCCTAGCAGATTCTAATTTGTTCAACAGTTCAATGGTTCTGTTGCTATTAGCTCCAAATTGTCTAATAGCAATTTGAACAGCTTTTTGCAATTTGTTTAGATAGTCTTGATTAATCTCTTTAGTAGCGAAAGAAGGTGAAGATATGCGGTTAAGCCCATCAACTTCCCTTTGAATTAACTGGTTAGTATTATCTCTACGTTGACCAATAGACTGTCTTAACTCACTAATCCTAGATTGTCTTCCCCAATTGTTACTACGATTAATACCAATTGTTTTTTGAGTCTTTAGCCAATCCTGAAACTCTTTAGCTCGTTTCTGTTCGTATCTGTCTCTTATCGCTTGACGTTTTCTTTCTAGTTCAGCTAATCTTTCAGGGGATTGAGACAAAGCTAATCTGTTTAACCCATCAACTTCCCTTTGAATTAATTGATTAGTATTGTCCCTGCGTTGACTAATAGACTGTCTTAGTTCGCTAATACGAGACTGTCTATTCCAATTAGTGTTACGATTAATACCAATTGTTTTTTGAGTTTTTAACCAATCTTGGAACTCTTTAGCTCTTTTCTGCTCGTATTTATCTTTTATAGCTTGACGCTTAGCCTCAATATCGCCTAGTCTCTCAGGAGATTGAGCGATAGATAAAGACGATGCCAATCTGTTTAAATCAGTAATCTCTTTCTGTACACTTCTTTCTGTTTCTTGTTTTAATTTAGCTTCTTGCTCTCTTTTTCTTTTAATGGATTCTGCTTGTTGGTTTATTTCTTGCTTAGTTTTAGGAATGCGGTTAACTTTACTAGCTTCCTGCTTAGCTACAATTCCTCTGGCAGATTCTAATTTATTTAGCAATTGAATAGTTCTATCGCTATTAACTCCGAATTGTCTGATAGCAATTTGAACAGCTTTTTGTAATTTATTTAAATAATCGTCGGTTATATCTCTACTAGCAAAAGGTGAAGATATGCGGTTAAGCCCATCAACTTCTTTTTGTATTAACTGGTTGGTATTATCTCTACGTTGACTAATAGACTGTCTTAACTCACTAATCCTAGATTGTCTTCCCCAATTGGTACTACGGTTGATACCGACATTCTGAGTCTTTAACCAATCTTGAAACTCTTTAGCTCTTCTCTGCTCGTATTTATCTTTTATTGCTTGACGTTTAGCCTCAATATCAGCTAATCTTTCAGGGGATTGAGACAAAGCTAATCTGTTTAATCCATCAACTTCCCTTTGAATTAATTGATTAGTATTGTCCCTGCGTTGACTAATAGACTGTCTTAGTTCGCTAATACGAGACTGTCTATTCCAATTAGTGTTACGATTAATACCAATTGTTTTTTGAGTCTTTAGCCAGTCTTGAAACTCCTTAGCTCGTTTCTGTTCGTATTTATCTTTTATTGCTTGACGTTTAGCCTCAATATTAGCTAATCTTTCAGGAGATTGGGCGATAGATAAAGACGATGCTAATTTGTTTAAATCAGCAATCTCTTCTTGGACTTTTTTCTCTGCTTTTTGTTGCTGGTTTCTTTCTTGTTCTTTTCTTTTTTTAGTTAATTCAGCTTGCTCATTTATTTCTTGTTTGGTCTTAGGAACGCGATTAGCTTTATCAGTTTCTTGCTTAACTGCAATCTTTTTAGCAGATTCTAATCTATCTAATAACTGAATAGCTTTGTTGCTGTTAGCTCCAAATTGTCTGATAGCAATTTGAACAGCTTTTTGTAATTTATTTAAATAATCTTCAGTTATATCTTTACCACCAAAAGGTTGAGATATGCGGTTAAGCCCATCAACTTCTCTTTGAATTAATTGGTTAGTATTATCTCTACGTTGACTAATAGATTGTCTTAGTTCGCTAATACGAGACTGTCTATCCCAATTGGTACTACGATTAATACCGACATTCTGAGTCTTTAGCCAGTCTTGAAACTCCTTAGCTCGTTTCTGTTCGTATTTATCTTTTATAGCTTGACGTTTTCTTTCTAATTCAGCTAATCTTTCAGGGGATTGAGACAAAGCTAATCTGTTTAATCCATCAACTTCCCTTTGAATTAATTGATTAGTATTGTCCCTGCGTTGACTAATAGACTGTCTTAACTCACTAATACGAGACTGTCTTCCCCAATTGGTGTTACGATTAATACCAATTGTTTTTTGAGTTTTTAACCAATCTTGGAACTCTTTAGCTCTTTTCTGCTCGTATTTATCTTTTATAGCTTGACGTTTTCTTTCTAATTCAGCTAATCTTTCAGGAGATTGAGAAGCAGATAGAGATGTAGCTAATTTATTTAACCCATCAACTTCTCTTTGTACTAACTGATTAGTATTATCTCTACGTTGACTAATAGACTGTCTTAACTCACTAATACGAGACTGTCTTCCCCAATTGGTGTTACGATTAATACCAATTGTTTTTTGAGTTTTTAACCAATCTTGGAACTCTTTAGCTCTTTTCTGCTCGTATTTATCTTTTATAGCTTGACGTTTTCTTTCTAATTCAGCTA